TTAATCTAAAATTATTAATATCATTTTGATTCCACCAAATATCTTCAATATTTACATAATTACAAATATTAAATATTAATCGTACATGAATAATATTATTGAATTGTATTTTCTTTTTTTTTTTTTACAAAAATCAAATATATTCATTATTATTATTATTATTATTATTATTATAAATATAATAATTTTAAGTATAATTAATTATTATATTTATTATTTGAATAATACAATTAAATTATACAATTATTTAATTAGAAATTTGATTTAAACTTGCCCAAAAATTACTTTGATTTTGTTGAACTTTTTCAGTTTGTTTAGCATAATAGAAAGCCAACGCACACGATTCTTCATTATTTTGTTGATTTACATCAAATAATTGTTTAATTGCATTTTCTTTAGTTACAGGTGTAAGATTTGTTTCATTTCGGTGTTTTTTAATTTCATCTATAGTATCAAAATGAATCATTTCATTATATGTATCTTCTGTAATAGGAATAACAGATTCAACATATGCTTGGCGTAAATCAGTATAATTCATACCATCATTGCTAAAAAGTGAATTAGATGTAAAATTCTTGTTATATTCCATTAAAGAAGATCCTCCAAATGTAGAAGTAGTTCGTTCATTAACACCAGTATATTCAGTAAGTGATTGAACTATTTTTTTTCTTTTTTCTATTTCAGTTCCCATATTTAATTTAGTTACATTAGGTGTATAAATAATATCATCATCTGATTTAAGCCACGAACCATATCCAGAGTCACTTGATTCATCCTCTAATTTATGTTTATCGAATTGTGAATTAAACCATTTATTAAAATTATCTGGTTTTTTTAATAAAGTATTTTTTTCAAATACTTTATCTAAAATACTTGTATTATTTGAATCATAATATTCATTTGTATCTGTGATTTTATTTGATGTTTTATTTTGAAATTCAAAAATACTGTATAAATTTTTATATGCTTTAGAAAAGAAGAAGAAATATTTTTCGTGTAAATGTGATTTATCAGGATGTGTTTTTAATACTATTTTTTTACAATTTTTCATTACAGTTTCTGTAAGAATAATATTTTTTAATCCAAAAAGCGTAAAAATATCTTCTCTTGAATAATTATTTATATTTAAATCTAATGTATCATATAATGAATTATTATAAATTATATTTTCATTTTTAATTTCTAATGTATTTTTAAAATTATTGATATCTTCAAATGGATCAATTTTATATTCATTATCTGCATTATGAATTTTAATTCCTCCTTTATGGCATTTTGTCATGGAAATATTTTTATTTAATTTATCCATTATATTATAAATTAATATAATTTTATATAATTATATATATTAACTAATAAATTAAATTATTTTATTATATTAATATGGATATGTATGAAGTTCATATTAAAAATCGTGTTGTTTATTTTGAACAATTAAGAATTTAATTTCTTTTATTTGATTTTTTTATTCTATTCGTTTTTTTTCTTTTATTTGTTTTTCTTTTACTATTACGTTTTGAGATTTTTCTTTTATTTAATTTTCTTCTAGTATTATTACCTCCACGACTAGGATTATTTCTAAGTGATGAATCGCCTGATAATTTACCAATTGTTTCTGTGTTATCATTTACAACAGGTATTGATTTAACTGGTGAATCGCCTGATAATTTACCAATTGTTTCTGTGTTATCATTTACAACAGGTATTGATTTAACTGGTGAATCGCCTGATAATTTACCAATTGTTTCTGTGTTATCATTTACATTAAGTATTATTTTTCTAATACCTTGGTTAGGACCAAATTCTGATGTTTTACATTGAACATACTGATCTAAAAAATGTTGACCCATTTTATTTTTCATATGTTTTTTAAAAGTCCAATTAAACATATCAGATAAAGTTATTCTTTTTTCATAACCATAACCTTTACTACGTGGACTAGTAGTATCATTATTATTTTTCTCAAAATAATAATTTTCTTTCATTCCCATTCTATCCCAAAATCCAGCACTTGCATCACAATCAATATAAATTACTTCAAATGTTAATATGGTATTCATATGATACTCATTTAAATCTAGTGTTAATATATTAATTTTACTATTAGGATTATCTATAATCATCATTCCAACAAGCATAGATCCTATTAATATATATGATAATCCTCCTCCTTTAGTACGCTCTGTATCTTCTAATCCAATTGTCATATCAGAAACATTAGTATCTTCATCTGTACTAATTTCAAAATGACCAATATTATCATTTTCCTCAATATTTCCTAATAATATTTGTCTTGAAATAATTTTATTATTATGTCTTTTTATTATATACATTATTTGATAAATAGGATCAAGAATTGTTAATTTTTGTATAGATGATTCTATATGTGTTAATTCAGGATGTGCATTAATAAATGCTATAAACATATCAGTAATATTTATATATTGAATAGTATAACTTGGATCATCATGTATATATGAGTTTTCATCTGGTATAACAAAAGATTGAGGAATGGATGATACTTTTGGTATTGATTGCTCTATTCTTATATTAAGTTCATCTTGTATTTTTTTATTATATTCTCTTTTTTTACTTCTAATAGCTCGTTCACTAGGTGTATGATCTATTGTATTTGTAACATTAATACTTTTACGTTTACCTTTATCACTACTAGACGAGCTCATTATTATAATATAATAGTATAAAATATAAATTAACTAATAAATATAAATTAACTAATAAATAATTTAAACAAATTAGTTATATTATAAATATGAATTATAAATTAATATTTATATTTTTTATGAATTTTATTAATAATAATAATTCTTTTATTATACCTAGAAAATATTTAAAATTAATAAAATTTAATTCTAAAATACAATTACAATCCGATAATTTAAATAATAATAATATAGAAGAAATATTAAAAAACTTACGTATAGAAGAAATATTAAAAAACTTAAATTCCAAAAATTTTACAATACAAAATAATAGTATATTAAATGAAAATGAAGATGAAGATCTTGATCCTGAAACTGATCTTGAAACTGAAACTGAAACTAAACATATCCCAAATTTACGAATTATAATAAAAAAATATAAAAAGGATGATATAATACCTGATGTTAATAATAATAATAAAAAAGATGAAGATGAAGATAAAGGTTTTTTTGCAATAGATGAAGAAACTGGTAGAAAAAGATATTATGATACTTCATCTCCATCTTCAAATAAAAAATCTAAACATTTTCAAGTAATAGATAATTATAATACTTTATTTAAAGATATAGGAGGGTATGATAATGTAAAAGAAGAATTAATGCAATGTGTTGATATTTTAAAAAATTATAAAAAATATAAAAAATATAATGTAAGAATTCCAAAAGGGTTAATTTTTGAAGGTTTACCAGGAACAGGAAAAACAATGTTAGCAAAAGCATTAGCGTGTGAATCGAAATGTAATTTTATACCAGTATCAGGATCCGATTTTCAAGAAAAATATGTAGGTGTAGGTTCTGCAAGAGTAAAAGAATTATTTGAATTAGCTAAAAAAAACATTCCTTGTATAATATTTATTGATGAAATTGATGCTTTAGGTAGAAAAAGATCAAGTGATGGCGAAGATTCATCTAGTGAAAGAGATAATACTTTAAATGCGTTATTAGTTGAATTAGATGGTTTTAAAAATAATACAGGAATATTTTTAGTTGCTGCTACAAATAGAATCGATTTGTTAGATAGTGCTTTAATTCGACCAGGACGTATTGATAAAAAAATACATATAAGTTTACCTGATGCTATTACTAGAGAAGCAATCGTAAAAATACATATTACTGGAAAACCACACGATGATTCTATAAAAATAGAAGAATTAGTAGAAATAACTGAAGGATTATCTGGTGCTGAAATAGAAAATTTATTAAATGAAGCAATGTTAAATGCATTAAAATTAAATGATACAGTATTTACTTATTCTGATTTTGATTTAGTAATGAATAAAATGATGGTAGGTTGGCAACCGAATAAACACGTATTTACAGAAGATATTATAAATCATATTGCGGTTCATGAGATGGGACACGCAACAGTAGGTTTATTTACAAAACATCATTCAAAAATAACTAAAGTAGTAATTAATTTATTCTCTCCAAATAGTCCTGGATATACTATGTTTGAAAATTCATTATCACATATTTATACTAGAGAAGCATTATATGAACATTTAATGATATTATTAGCTGGAAGAGTTGCTGAAGAAGTATTTTTCAATATTTCAGTAACAACAGGAGCTATCAATGATTTCAGTGAAGCATTAGAGTTAGCACAAAAAATGATTATTCATTATGGTATGGGCAAAAATATAATTTATCCAAGTTTAAGTAATAAATATAAAGAATTAATTGATATAGAAATTTTTGATTTAATTAATCAAGCATATAAATCTTCTAAAGAAATAATTACAATTTCTAAAGATTTTATATATGAAACTGCAGAATTATTAAAAAAAGAACAAATACTTAAAATAGATACTTTAAATAATTTACTTGAAACTAAATATCCATATTTATTACAAAATAATAATAATAAAAATGAAAATAATATTCTTAAATTATATGAGTGTGGTTGGTTTTTATAGACAACTTGGTTTTACAAACTATATGTCTAATAATACAATATTAAGTTTAAGTATATAAAACAAAAAAAAATAACTATATTATAAATAAATCTTTTTATATTATTAATTATTAATAATATAAATTATATTAATATAATATATAATGCAAATAAAAAAATGGATATTATGTATATTTTTATTTGCGGCTTGTTTATTCATATTAAAAAAAATAAATTAAATGTCTAATGAAACTGTATTACTGGATGATTTTTTACGACGACCACTACGTTTAGGCATATTTCCATCACCTTGTAATTCTTTTAAATCACTGATACTTATTGTGCTGTCATTAATAGATTGAGAATTCGGTTCTTGAATATTTATAGATTTCGTTTTTAAACCAGAGAGAATATCTGAAATATCTGTAGGTCCTTTCATTTCAGCACGTGAATTATTCTCTCTAAGATTGATACCATCATTTTGATAATTACTTTGACTAAAATTTAAATTTTGATTCACTGAACTATTATTACCTGGACGTGATGATGGAGGTGGAATAGAATTAGGACCTTGTGTAGCTAATGGTGGAGGTAAATTTCCTTTACTATATTGTCCTTCATCATTATTCATCATATTCATAAATCCAGATAATCCAGGGGATGATTGTGACATCGAATTAACTGCAGCACTTTGAAATGAACGCATTAAATCTGGATTTTGACGTAAAATATCATCCATTCCTGGCATAGAACTTTTAAACATAGTATTTGTCATATGAACCATCAAAGCACTTCCACCTAGTTGAAAAAGTAATTTTATTTCTGGCGACATTGTTGCTTTACTTTTATATTTTTCAAATAATTCCGCAAATACATCATCATAATCAGTCATATTTTCTTGAACTTGTTCGCTCCAACCATCTAATTTAATATCAAAAGGATCGAATTTTCCATTTAAAAATTCAATTCCATTAATTATAGCCATTAGCATATTTCCTTGAAATTTTACAGAATTCTGTTTTGTCTTTTCATCCATAATTGTTTCATATTCTCCTTGCATTTCTTGAAGGGATGAATCCATCGAATATTTTTTAGATAATTCAATCCCTTTTTTTTCAAGAGTTTCTAGTTTTTTTAAATATTTAAATTTTTCTTTTAATGTTTCTTCTTTTGAAAATTTAGGTTCTGTTGGTGCAGTTGTATCTGGATTTAATGGAATATTATTAAATTTATCAAATCCATCCCAAGTTTTTGTATTATTTGAAGTATGTGAAGTAGAATGTCCTAAATTTTCTTTAGTTATATTTTCAAAAGATACACTTGGTTTATTAAATAATTCAGATCTTGGTTTTGAATGATGTGTGTCATTTTTATCATTCTTATCATTCTTATCTATTAAATTATTTAATTCTTCTTCTAAATTATTTAAATCATCTAAATTTATATCACTATTATTAATTTTAGGTTCCTTAATTTTATCGTTCATTAGTAATTCAAGACCACCTCCAAAATTACTAGATTTATTATCGTAATTATCATTAAAATCTAAGTCTGTCAATTCTATTATATTATCTGTCATTATTGATTAATAAGAACATTTAATTTTAAGTAATACGAATTCTAATTAATAATTTTAAGTAATTCAATTTAATTAATATTTAAATTAATTTAAATATTAAAATTTTTATTAATTTATTTTATTTATTAATTTATTATATTTTATTTATTAATTTATTATATTATATTACTTTTTTATTAATAAACCATAACCCTTGTAAAAAGGAATCTGCTAAATCATCTTTTTTTTTATGTTGATTAAAAAAATCAGTATGTTCTTCAAATCTAAAATCAGTATTTATTATTTGATAACATTTTTCAATACCTATTTTTTTTCTCTCACTATAAGTGGTTTTTTCTTTTAAATTACAATCATATAGTTTATTTGAAGCTGATACAAATTCTATACAATCAACTATACATTTAGACATTATAAAATATTGAACAATCATACCTTGTATAGTTTTCATTCTACTAGCTATTGGACTAATTTGATTTTCAATTATAACATAATCTATTTTATCTTCATTTTCAAATAAATTATTAAATTTACTTTTGATATTTAATCCTATATTTATTAAATTTACATCAGCTGCTTTTTTTGTTTCAATACTTTGTAAATAATTATTATTTATATGTTGATTTATTAAATTTATTAAATTACTTTTTTTAATTTTAGAATCATATTTAATATTATGACTATTTGCTATTTCATATAATTGTTGAATCTTTTGTTTATTAATATAGGATGACTTTTGTTGAGAAGATGGTATTTGTAATTCTTGTTTTTTAGAATGTTTTAAACAAAAACATTTATCATCTTTTTTAAATTTTACTGGTCTATTACATAAAATATTATTTTCAATAATACTACAAAATGTAGTTTCTTTTTCTGAAATATTAATAACATCCCATTTACTTATTTTAAAATTATTATTTGTTACATTTTTTTCAAAAAGACAAAATGCTAAATTTTTAATTCCAACATCAATGGATAGTACTTTCATATAGTAATAAATTATAACAAATTATTACTATATTGTTTAATTATAATTAAAATTTATCGATTTTATAGAAGGTGATACCATTCTTGCATTCAATTGTTCACGAGTTAAATATGGATTTTTTAAATCACTATTACAATATCCAAACCCTGGTTGACTAGTATCAAATGTATTTCTAAATTGATAAGGCACATTATCTGATGGAGTTTTATCTGATTTTATATGCGGATCTAATCCTAAAACATAACACGATTCCGAATTATTATAATTCATTATTTTAATTCCATTTTCTTGTAAATATTGACGATAATTCCAATTATTATTAATATTTTCTTTTTTTTGAATTCTTTCATTAATTAAAGAGTCTGGTTGCCATGTTGAAAAATTTCTTCCATCTGCCATAATAGGTGGTTGATTAAAATTAATATTATTAGATCCAGAATAACAAGTTGACCATGACATATTTATATAATTATAAGATTATAAATCTATTCTATTTCAAGAATTTTCAGTAAATCTTGTTTTTTTAATTTTGAAGTATCACTTAAATATCCTTTTTCTAAAACAATATTTCTTAATTTAGATAAAGTATATTTTTTATAATCTAAAGGATCAGTTGTTAAAGAATCTGTTGTTAAAGAATCTCTCGTTAAAGAATCTGTTAAAGGTTCTGGTTCTAGTTCTTGTTTTGGTTCTGGTTCTAGTTCTATAACAGATTCTGGTTCTAGTTCTTGTTCTATAACAGATTCTGGTTCTAGTTCTGGTTCTAATTCTATAACAGATTCTTGTTTTGATATATTATTATCTTCTAAATTTAAATTAGATTCAATTTCTAAAATATCTATATTATTATTACTTAAATTATTTTTATTTTCGAATTCATCAAAATTAATATTTGCAAATTCGAAATCATCAAAATTAATATTTGCAAATTCAGTTCCTAAATAGTTTTTATTTTTAATTTTTAAAAATTTTACATCTTGTTTATTTAAAAAGTTAGGAATACAATTTGGTTCATCAAAATCTATATCATTAATATCATCTTCATCATCTTCTACATCATCATCATTTTCTTCTTCTTCTTCTTCTTCTTCTTCTTCTTCTTCTTCTTCTTCTACATCATCATCATCATCATCATCCGCATCATTATCATCTTCATCTTCATCATCAGATACATCAATTAAATTAATTATATGTTTGTCTAAATCTTCTTTTTTAATTTCTGATTTAATTTCTGTTTTAACTTCTGTTTTTGGTTGAATAAATAAATTATGTTTAACTATATTTAAATCTTCTGCTAAAGTAGAAACTAAACTAAACATAGATACGATTTTATGATCATAATCTTTAAATTTATATTCAATATAAAAAATAATAAATGCAGTAAAAATAGATAATATTCCTAAAATTATTAATAACGTAGGATTAAATATATTTGTAAAAGAGAACATTATTAAAAAAAGATTATATAAATTAATAATTTACTTAACGAATTAATTAATTTATTGATTAATTATTAAGAATTAGAATTATTAATTATTTCTATAGGATAATCGAGTTGTTTTAAAATATTAATTCCTCCTTTAATTTGAGAGATTCCGGATTTTAATTTATATGTGTATTTTAATGTATTATCTATTTTAGTTGTAATCATTTTACAATTTTGAATAGTTTTAATTTTATTTAATTTTTTACAAACTTTAATAAAATGTGTAGTAAGTAAGCAATTTACATTAGTAAATTTTTGTAAATACTTCATAAATGATATAGCGCTATATTCGGCTTCTTCAGGATTAGTTCCAGAATAAAGTTCATCAAAAACACAAAAATGTAAATCATCTTTATTAGCAGAAATAATATCTAATATTTCTTTACATCTACGTGCTTCAGCTTGAAATAAGCTATCTCGTCCAGATGTATCAGGAATATTTATATAACAATGTATAAATTTAAATGGTGTAAATTGAGAAGAATCATAAAATCCACAACCGAATTGTTGAGTAAATATAATATTAAGTATAGTAGATTTTAATATAGTAGTTTTTCCAGATGCGTTAGGACCGCTAATTATTTGATTTTTTTTAAATTTGATTGTATTTTTAACGTGTTTAGTATCTTTTAAACAAGCATAATAACTATTTTCAAAAACATTTTTATTGGAAGTAAGTTTAGTAGATTTATTTTTAATAAAATAAGCAAAATTTATTTTTCTTTCTTGAATATTTAATTGTAATCCTTCGATACAATCTATATAACCATTAAACCCAATAGAATAAATAATAGAATCATTATAAATAGGATTAGAATGTAATTCATAAAAGTATTTTAAAATATGTCCGATTTCTTTTAATTTCGAGAATTTACAAATATTATATTCAGAAATAGTCAATAGTTTTTGATTAATAGTATTAAGTATTTCAATATTTGTATCAATAGTATTATTACATAATGTGTGTGAAGTTAATGATTCCGAAAATTTTCTATAATTTTTCATTGAATTTATAGTAGTTTCTAAATATATTTTAATATCTGAAAAATGAGAATGGATCAGTTTCATATTATTATTAAAACGAAAGCATATCATAATATTTTGATAAATTGAAAATATATAAAATGCGGCTGAAATAAATATATATATTTTATCTTGAAAATTGATTTCATTAAAATTGGATGTAAATAATTTACCAATTGCGTTTTGATTAGCAACTACTTTAAGTATTTTAATATAGTCGTTTATTGTAATAGATAATCCTTTTAATTTAATAATAAAAAATGGAATTATTAATATAATTATAGGAACAATTAAAGAAAATAATGGAGAAAATAAATTATATATACTCATAATTTGTAAAAACCATTCTGAATTATTTAAAAACTCTAATTTATCCCAATTTATATAACAATATTTCTCTTTAAATCCAGATTCTATTTTTAATTCATTCCATATATCAATTATTGTATTATAATTGGTTGATATATTTGTATATTTATTGGTTAAAGGTAAAGGAATATATTCCTTAATAAGTTTTTGATTATCTTCTAAAAAAGTAATATCAGTTGTATAATATTGTGATATTTGTTCTGTTATTTTACTAGAAATAATGTTATTATTATTAAAATAATAAGAATAAATCGAATTTGAGGATGTATCTGTGTCAATATTATGGATTAATTCTAAATCTGTTATTATATGTTTTTTTAGTTCAATTTTATCTTTATTATAATATATAGGCACTTTAAATATATTATTGATATTATCAATTATAACATAAGATGGAGTGATTTCTGTATTTTCGTCTGTTTTTAAATCTTCTTTTTGTAAAAGAGTATTATCAATTATATTCATTATATTTAATCACTAAATATAATAAATATATTTTACGAATGACAATTATTTAATCATATTTATGATATTTATGATATTTATGATATTTATGATATTTATGATATTTATATTTTAGTTAAGAATTCAATATTACTAGGTAATTCATTTATTTGCGTGCAATAATGTTGTTCTATTTCTCTCATTTTTTCTATATCTCGTTTTGTAATTAAATTAATTCCTACACCTTTTCTACCCCATCTTCCTCCACGTCCGATTCTATGAAGATAAGTATCAACACATTTAGGTAAATCGAAATTTATAATAATACTAACTTGTTGAATATCTATACCTCTAGCTGTAACATTTGATGAAATTAATACACGAGATTTACCATTTTTGAAATCATTAAATGCATTTTCTCTTTCATTTTTTTCCATGTTACTATGCATATGACAAACTGGAAATTCATCTTCTTTCATAGCATAATATAAATCTTCTACACGTTTTACACTATTTGCATAAATTATACATTGAGATACAGATAAAAATGTAAATAAATTCTTTAATGTTAAATATTTCTCTCTATCATCATCTACAGCAACATAATATTGTTGAATACCTTCTAGTGTTAACATTTCTCGTTTTACTGTAATTTTTATAGGATTTCGCATAATAGTATCAATTATAGGGGTTATACTATTTGGTATTGTAGCACTAAATAAAGCTACTTGAATATCTTGATTTAAAAATTGAAAAATATTATAAACTTGTTCTTTAAATCCATAAGATAACATTTCATCTGCTTCATCTAAAATTATTAATTTTATGGTGCTTGCATTTATTTTTTCTCGTCGTAACATATCATTTACTTTTCCTGGACATCCACAAATTATATGAGGAATATTTTTATTTGAAAAGATACTACTGTTATCTTCAATAATAGAACCACCATATAATGATTGAATTCTTAATCCATTCATCATACATCCTAATGATGAAAATACTAAAGTTGTTTGAATGGTTAGTTCTTTAGTAGGTGATAATACTAATACTTGTGTATTATTATTTAATAAATTAATACCTGCTAAAGCCCCAATAGTAAATGTGGCGGTTTTTCCGGTTCCGGATTGAGCTTGAGCAATAATATCTTTTCCATTAATAATTGGTTCTATTGCTCTTTGTTGAATATAACTAGGTTTTTCAAAACCATAAGCATAAATACCTCTTAACAAATCATCATTTATATGTAAATCATCCCAATTATGTATTTCATTAGTATTATTTTCTTCTTCAATTAATACTTCTTTTATATTATTTTTCTCTTTATCAATGAATTCTTCTTCTATATTATTATTAAATGACATAATTTTATATTATATATTGTTATATGTATTTAAGTTTATTTTTATATAATAATTAAAAAATGGATATAAATATTTAATCATTATATATTAAATGGCTAGTAATTTAATATATAGTTTAGATACCATTAATGAAATTAAATTTAATGGATTTAATTATAAATTAAGTGATGAGACTTTACGTGTTATTTCCGAAATTGCCTTGCAAGTAGGTTCTCCTGATTATGTTAAAACACCTATATTTAAAAAACGTGAAATTATTATAAAAACGGATCCTAAACTTAAAAAAAATAAAGAAAAATATCCTAAAATAATTAGTGATGATGAATGGAACAATGTTAAACAAAAGCAAACTTTATTAAATAATGAAAAAAATGTATTTGATACTCAAATTGATATTATTAGAGTATTTTTAAATAAATTAACTGATAAAAATTATATTGATATTCGTAATAAAATTATTGAAGTGATTGATTCAATAATAGAAGATACGAATATTCAAAATATAATACAATTAAGTACTATTATTTTTGAAATAGCTTCAACAAATAGATTTTATTCTAAAATATATGCTGATTTATATACAGATTTATCTGTTAAATATACTATAATGATGACAACATTTGAAGTGAATCTTCATCAATTTACAGAATTATTTAATAATATTGAATATATAGAACCAAATGTTAATTATGATAAATTTTGTGAAATTAATAAGATTAATGAAAAGAGAAAGTCTTTGGCTGCATTTTATATTAATTTAATGTTAAATAATATTATTAAAAAACAAACAATAATTGATATTACTAGAAATCTTCTCTCTCAATTATATAATTTTATTTCATTAGATAATAAGAAGAATGAAGTAGATGAATTATGTGAAACTATATTTATATTATATAAAAAGGATTTATATATAGAGAATAATGAGAATGAGATTTATTATAAAAATATAGAAGGATATAATATTAATGAAATAATTAAAATTATAGCATCTAGTAAAGTGAAAGATTACAAAAGTTTAACAAATAAAACATTATTTAAATTTATGGATTTAAAAGATATGTTATAATTTGGTTATAAAATGTATTAATTATTTTTATTTCAATTTATAAATAATAAATTGAAATACTTTTTATATATAATATAATTTAATTTAAAGAATCGATTATTTTAAAATAATATTATATATTTTGGTGAAATGGAAAGAATATAAAAAATAAATTATTTTTTAAAATCCAAGAAATAATTGAGAATTTCATTTTTGGACAAATATATTTGTCCAATTTCATTTTCGAAAAAAACTTTCTAGAAAGTTGTTTTTTTTCATTTTTTATTAATAAATCCTCAAAGTAACTTAAAGAAATTCAATTATTTGAACCAAATTTCAAATAATTATACTATTTTAAAAAAAGTATGACAAATATGACAAATTATATATCATTTTATGATAAATATGACAAATTATATATCATTTTTAAAAAATTGTACAATATTTTGGTGAAATGGAAAGAATATAAAAAATAAATTATTTTTTAAAATCCAAGAAATAATTGAGAATTTCATTTTTGGACAAATATATTTGTCCAATTTCATTTTCAAAAAATACTTTCTAGAAAGTTGTTTTTTTTCATTTTTTATTAATAAATCCTCAAAGTAACTTAAAGAAATTCAATTATTTGAACCAAATTTCAAATAATTATACTATTTTAAAAAAAGTATGACAAATATGACAAATTATATATCATTTTATGATAAATATGACAAATTATATATCATTTTAACAATATGACAAATATGATAAATTATATATCATTTTATGACAAATATGACAAATTATATATCATAATTATGATATATAAATTGTCATATATATTTTGGTGAAATGGAAAGAATATAAAAAATAAATTATTTTTTAAAATCCAAGAAATAATTGAGAATTTCATTTTTGGACAAATATATTTGTCCAATTTCATTTTCAAAAAATACTTTCTAGAAAGTTGTTTTTTTTCATTTTTTATTAATAAATCCTCAAAGTAACTTAAAGAAATTCAATTATTTGAACCAAATTTCAAATAATTATACTATTTTAAAAAAAGTATGACAAATATGACAAATTATATATCATTTTAACAATATGACAAATATGACAAATTATATATCAAATAATATATAAAATAATTACTTAAATGATAAATAATATATCATAAAATAAAATATGCAAAAAGATGATTATAAATATAAATGTGCAGATTGTGATTATTCCACTAAATTACGATTTGATTACAATAAACATTTGAAAACTGACAAACATTTAATAAATACAAATCAATTAAAAACTGAAATAAAAATAAATCAATGTGAATATTGTGAAAAAATATTTAGTTCTCAATGTAATCATTCAAGACATAAAAAAACGTGCAAAATAAAAAAACAACAACAAGATCAATTAGATGAAAAAGATAATAAAATTAAATTATTAGAATTACAATTAGCAGAACAAAGTAAAAATCAACAAGTGAAAATAGATTTAAGTAATAATGTAATAAATAATAATACTATAAATAATAATAAAACCATATTTAATTTAAAGATCTTCTTAAATGAAACATGTAAGGAAGCTATTAGTATTGAAAATTTTATGGAAAATTATCAATTTGGATATGATGATTTCTTAAAAGTAGGATCTGTAGGTTTCTCAAAAGCAATCACTAATAGTTTAATATCAAACTTAAATTTACTTGGAATTCATAAAAGACCTATTCATTGTATAGATTTTAAAAGAAATTTATTTTGTATAAAAGATAAACAAAATAATTGGAATAAAGACACTACAAATAACGCAATTCTAAAAAAAACTATAACTAAATTAGAAGATAAAGCATTACAATTTATACCAGTATATAAAAGTAAAAATCCGCATCATACCCAAGAGCAAAGATTAGTTTTTGTAGAGAAATTAATAGGTCATAAAGAAAATGATATAAATAAAATAATAACAAATTTATCTCAAAATTTAAAAATAGATAAATAAATAAATAAATATTTAAATAAAAATTATTATTATATAATATATAATAATGAATACAAATATTTGTGTAGTTTTTTTATGTGATAAAGCATATTTTAATAAATTTATTAATAGTTGCAATCAATTAGTAACAAATGGAAAATATAATGGAAAGATCTGTTTAGTTATTGGAGATGATTTATATAATAATGAATTATTAAACTGTGATACTATAATAAAAAATAATATTATAATTAAATATTTTCCAAATATACAATTTTCAACTAATTTTTTAGATATTCAACAAAAACTGGATAGACCTGCATATTGGTTTAAAAAAATGTTTCAATTTCATAAATTGTATTTATTTAATACATTTTTTAAACAATGGGATTATATATTTTATTTAGATTGTGGAGTAACTATTTTTTCGGATATATCTCCATTAATAAATGAAGTTACAGAAAATACATTATTAGCACATTCAGATGCTTATCCTACATATGAATGTAAATTATGTTCGCAGTTTGATAAAAATACAACATATTTTGAAAAATTAAATAATACATATAATTTAAATATAGATTATTTACAAACAACAATAATGTTGTATGATACCAAAATAATAGAAAATGATACATATGATAATTTATTAAATTTATTAATAGAATATCCGATTAGTACTACAAACGACCAAGGTATAATAGCATTATATTTTACAAATATAAAACCCTTATTTAAGCAAATAAAAATTCGTAATGAAAATACATATTTATATGATTATTTCACAAGAAATACTGGAAATAAATTTATAATGTTAAAAGTAAATTTATAATGTTAAATGTTAAATAAAAAGGATTTAAAGAATCAATACATATAAACAAATAAAATTATTATATTCAATTTGTATAAAATATAAATTAAATATAAAATATTATAATAAATTAATGGTATTATCCAAAATAAAAAAAGATGTTAGTTATCCTGAATTAAAAAACGTGGAACGACAAGATTTAAACTTGGAATCGAATTTATATCAATTAGAAATAAAAAATATAGATGTCATTATTGCTATTGGAAAAGCTAATAAAAAACTAGAAGAAAAAGGTATAATTTATTATCCTATTTATTTGGTTACAAGAAATAATAAAGTAATACAAATTGGATTATATGAAATAAAATCAAGTGATTATGATTATACAAATTTAGATGTAGAAAATTTACCAGATCCATTAATTTATAATTTTGTAACACCAGCAATGTTAAATGAATTAGGTTTAAAACCAGACATTCCCTTAAGAAGAATAGATGAAGATAATGAAACAGATAAAGGAGAAACTACTGAAAATGAAACAGAAGACGAATTAGAAAATCCAGAAATTTATGAAATACCAAAAGAGAGAAAAGATATATTTATTTTAACAAAAGGTATTCCTTTACCAAAGGTTTTAAAAGAAGAAACAAAACAACACGCTAAAAATATAAAAGATATATATCGTGAATCACCCAAAGATACGTGGATTGAAAAATTTATGAAGAATCCTAATTATATAATAGTAGATAATGAAGGTGGAGGCGATTGTTTATTTTCAACGATAAGAGATGCATTTTCAAGTATAGCTCAACAAACTTCTGTAAATAAAATTAGACATAAATTAGCAAATGAAGCTACAGAAGAGATTTATCTAAAATATAAAGATAATTATGATATGTATAATGCGGAATTAATAACTGATACAAATGAAATAAAAGAATTAGAAAGTCAATATTTATTATTAAAAAGTCGTTTTTCAGAAATGGTAGATAGAAATGAACAAAAACAAATAATTGATGAAGCTAAATCGATAAAATTAAAACATGATAAATTAGTTGAAGAGAAAAAAATAACAATTGAAATTTTAAAAGAATATAAATTTATGAAAGGAATCGATAGTTTAAGTTTATTTAAAAGTAAAATACAAAAATGTGAATTTTGGGCGAATACTTGGGCGATATCAACATTAGAAAAAATATTAAATATAAAAATAATAATAATGTCAAGTGAAAATTATTTAAATAAAGATACAAAAAATGTATTACAATGTGGTAATTTAAATGACCCTATTATAGAAAAACAAAGCGTATTTAATCCAGAATTTTATATTATAGTTGATTATAATTCTGGTAATTATAAACTGATAGGATATAAGACTAAATTAATATTTAAATTTAAAGAATTGCCTTATGATATTAAAAAATTAATTTGTGAAAAATGTTTAGAGAATAATTCTGGTGTATTTACTGTTATTCCAGATTTTCAATTACTTAAAATGAATAAATATAATAAAAAAACAACATCTAAAGAAGAAAATTTTGATGATTTAAGCGAAAGTAAGTTGAGAGGATTATATGATGATGATATTATATTACAATTTTATTCTAAATCTTTAGATAAACCTCTTCCTGGAAAAGGAAATGGAGAGAAAATACCTAGTGAAAAAATGAAAGAATTTGCTGAGTTAGCCACAATTCCTCATTGGCGTAAAAAATTAAGTAATTTTTGGGTTGAACCATTTATGTTAGATAATCATCAATGGGCTTCTGTTGAACATTATTATCAAGGATCTAAATATAAAAAAACATATTCACATTTTTATTTAAATTTTTCACTTGATTCAAATACGGAATTATCTAAAAATCCTATTATGGCAAAAGCAGCCAGTAGTAAATTAGGGAAATTTAAAGATCAATTATTAAGACCTATAAATATAAAACCAGATCACGATTTTTTTGGAGAAAGACAAAAAAAAGAAATTTATAATGCGTTATATGCTAAATTTACACAAAAACCCGATTTAACACATTTATTATTAGCAACTAATAATGCAAAATTAACTCATTTTATAAAAAGAGATGAACCTAATATATGTGATGAATTAATGTTAATTCGCAATAAAATTAAACAAACTAAATAAAAATATAATATATAAATTAATAACTTAAATAAAATTATAATATATAAATTAATAACTTAAATAAAATTATAATATATAAATTAATAACTTAAATCAAATTACGACATATAGGACAACATCTACGATTATATCTAACATAATTTGTATGAAAACACGATTCACAAATTAAATGAGAACAATTATATGATGTTTGTAATACAGTATTTGTATTATAACATATTACACATTCATCACTCTCTATTTCTATTTCTATTTCATTTTCAATTTGGGTTATTGGTCTAATATATAATACAATTAAATTTTTAGAAGGTAAATAATAACTAATATTTCTATTTAAATATAAAGGATTAAATGCAGATGCTTCCTCTGATCGAACATTTTCTTCTTTCACTTCATCTAAATCAATTAATTCATATGATTCAGAATCTATATTAAGGTCATTTTTAATACATTCTTTAATTTGTCGTAAAAATTCTCCAGTATTTATATTTTTCAGTATTTTATATGTACCAGTAATACTAGTATACACTACTTTGACATATACGTCAATAGTTTCGGGTTGTCTTTGTCTTTGTAGTTGCATACTGATTGAGATTGATTAAAATGTTATATATATTTAAATAATTATATATTTCAATTTTTTTAATTATAATGTTAATAATTAAAAAAATAAATAAATATAATAAGAATGCGATTATTAAAAAGTAGTAAAGATTTAATATTATTTTTTACACAAAATAATAAAATAAATATAAAACATTGTAAAAAAACAACTTTACTAATTTATCAATTATATGATAATATAAATGAAGCATATAAATATTTACATACTATAAAACAAAAAGGAGAATATTTTAAAAGAACAATAAAAGCAATTACAACTGAATCGCAAATATTAAAACCATCCTACTTTAATACAAAATCATTTCCAGAAAAAATAATAAATCATATAAACACACATTCGAAAAGTGAAATAATTTATACTTTTTCTCTCTATGAACGAGAAATAAAGATTATTTTTGTTATAGAAGATTCAATAAAAAATATAATAATAGAAATGTTTAATAAATATGTAGATTCAATAATATTATGGATATATATAATAAATAAATATGCATCAAAACAATGTTCAACCACTTTAATTATATATTTATATTTTACTTCACTAAAGAAATTATTACCGAAATCAAATATAGATATAATTGATGAAAATCACGCAAATACTGCATTTACAACATCATGTCCCAAAGATTCAGAAATAGTAATATTTAGAAAAGAAGAATGGTTTAAAGTTTTAATTCACGAAACATTTCATAGTTTTGGTTTAGATTTTTCAAATATGAATATAGATGAAAACACCAAGAATATTTTATCCATTTTTAAAGTGAATTCCAAAGTAACTTTATACGAATCTTATACGGAATTTTGGGCAGAAATACTAAATATATTATTTTGTAGTTATTTTGTAATAAAAAATAAGAATGATTTTAATGAATTTATGTCTCAGTTTTTATTTTTATTAAATTTAGAGAGAATATATAGTTTATTTCAATTAGTAAAAATATTAAATTTTATGGGTTTAACTTATAATGATTTATATTCTACAAATGAGAATAGTAAGAGATTAAGAGATTATTTATATAAAGAAAACACACACGTATTAGCATATTATATAATAAAAGGTATTTTAATAAATAATTATCAAGATTTTTTATTATGGTGTAGTAATAATAATGATTCTCTTTTACAATTTAAACATACATTATCAACGCAATACGAATTATATAAATTTATAGAATCGAAATATAAAAATATGAAAATGATTAAAGATATATCAGTTGCAGAAAATTTTTTAATTAATGTAAATAAGCAAAAACAAACCAAATTATTAAATTATATATTATCAAATTTGCGTATGTGTATATGTGAATTAGGATAAGTATTTCAATATTGATTTTAAAATTGAAATCAAAATTATAAATAAGATTTAAAGTAGTTAAATTGTATGAATACCGATAAGTATTTTAATTTTGATTTCAATATTGAAATCAAAATTATAAATAAGAACAGATTTAAAAAATTTTTAATAAATTATACAATTTTAAAATTAAACAGTTACCTCTGCTGAAACTACAGGAACAACAACGGGTTCTACTTTAATGGCTTTAGCAAAATGAGGAGACATATATTTTTGTAAATTAAAATATGTTAGTTCATCTGTTTTTTTCAACTTTAAAAGAACAGTAAGCTTACTATCAGGATTAATTTTACGTCCATTATCCTTATCTTGAAGCTTATTTGCACGAATATAAGTATTAATTTCACGAGTGACATCAGTGCGAGCCATTTCAGTTCCCTTATCCTTTCCTAGAAAATTGGCAAGTTCATCTGAAATTTTTGTTGGCTTAACAAATCCAGAAGGAGCACGATTTCCTGCCTTACGCTTTCGTTTAGAGGATTGCTTTTGTGCTACTTTTATTTCACGACTCCACTTCTTTTCAAGAAATCTATATTCAACCTTTAAAGATGAAATAATAAGACTCAATTGTTGAAGCTTGGATAGAAATTCAATTGATTGTTCCGCAAGAGGAGTTTCAGGATCTGAAATTACTACATTTTGGGGTTCAGGAGACTTTACTGAAGTTGAACTCTCAACAAGAGAAGTTCCTGAAATACTTGGAGAAACATCTAAAGTAATTGGTAGAGATGTTTTAGATGAAGTTTTAACTGCTTTAGGCTTTCGTGATTTCTTTTCTAAAGTTACATTTTCAGTAGAAATCTCACTTTCAGCAGAAACTAGAATTGAACTATCGGTATTCTTAACGATCTTCTTTGGCATTTTATTATAATATATAATAATATATACTTTTAAGTTATTTAACGCAAATAATATATATTATATATAGTAATATGCTATTACATTAAATTAATGAAATTAAATATATTTTTTAATTAATTAATTAATTAATTAATGAAATATTTTTTAAAATTAATGAAATATTTTAAAATTAATGAAATATTTTAAAATTAATGAAATATTTTAAAATTAATGAAATATTTTAAAATTAATGAAATATTTTAAAATTAATAAATTTTAAAATATTTTTTAATTAATTAATTAATAAAATATTTTTAAATATAATAAAATTAAAAATATACAAAAGATTGAAAAAGCCAAGGAAGAGCAATTGAAGCTGAATCATTAACTAAAGTTAATGCACCTAAAACATAATATGCACCTAAAGTTTTACTATCTTTATCTATTCCACTATTTATTATTTTTTCTAAAAATTCTAAAATATAAATTTGAATATTAAATATATTTTCTTCATTCAAAATATAAGACATACTAAAATTTCTAAAAAGATCTCCAGACGGAGGATAAATCGACCGTTTAACTTCAATTGGGATTTGAGTTCGGTAATTCCATATATCAGCTAGTTCTCTCATAAATTTTAACAATTTATTTTTAGTTAAAGATAAAAACCAAGTATAATTTGAATAATTTCCTAAAGCATCTATATTTTGAAATAAATTTAAACATCTTAATTCTATTATTTTACCAATAGGTAAAAGTTTAGTATCATCTTCATAACATAATTTAATATTTTTTTTTAATATTTTAGATATTTTTAATATAATTTTAACATTTTTAAATACATAATCAGGAATAACATTTCTATTATAAGGATTAAGAATTATTTTAACATTTTTAGATTGTAAAAATAAATTATAAAGTGAAATAATATCAAATCCATATATAAATCCATCTATATCTGTATAACTAAAAAAATAATCAAATTTAATATTTTGTAATGATTCCATTGTAATAAAATCATCTATATTATTACATAATGTACGTTTTATTAATGCAGGACCACGTAAATATTTATATTTTTTAACAAGAATTCTTCTAAAATTAGATTGAATTTTAATAATATACGATGAAAAATATAAATAAGAATATATTCTTAATAATAACTGTTTTTTATTTCCACTTATTTTTAAATTATATTGTTTTGCAAAAAGTTTTAATTGATTCACATTATAATTATATTTAGTGATTTCATTAAAATTATATATAGTAGGTATAATGATTTTATCATTATCAATTTTATATGTATTATTAGATATTTTAAAATTATGTAAACATTTATTAGTAATAAGAGTCATATATTCATCCATTAAAATATGATTTAATTCTTTTTTTATATTTGTATTCATATATTTTATATATTATTTATAGATAATTCTTTTTGAACTGTTTTATTATTAATTTATTATTAATTTATTATTATTATCTAATCATTCTCATTTGATTATACATTTAAAAAAAAATTGATTTAAAGATAACTTAGTAATATAACTTATACTAATAAAATGGCAAGTGCAATCATTGATGGAACAAATATTGATACAAGTGTGTTTTCATACACTGCACCTAAAGCAAATCCTACAGGAGGTAAAGTAGTCAATTTATTAAATAAACATTTTAAAGAATCTTTGACTATTTCTACTCCATTAATACTTACGTGGGGTGCTCAAGAAGGACAAGATCAACAAAAAAATCCTACTGGAAAATTTACGATGTCATTACAATTTCCAAGTAAAGATTTTTGTAATGATGATGCAGAAGCATTTCTTACTTCTATGCGTGCTTTAGAAGCAAAAGTTAAACAAGATGCTTTAACATATTCTAAAGAATGGTTTGGAAAAGAAATCAAAAGTCCTGAAGTAATGGAAGAAAAATTCAATGTTATGTTAAGACATCCTAAATTAGATAAAAATAGTGCTGAATTAGATTATAACAGACCTCCTACACTTACTCTTAAAATTCCTTGTTGGAAAACTGGATGGCAATCTGAAATTTATGATGAAGAAGGCGAACCATTGTTTATTAAATCTTTAAATACTGGTGTTACTCCTTTGGATTTTTTGAAACCCAAAACACACGTTATATGTTTAATTCAATGTGGTGGATTATGGTTTGTTAATGGAAAAGTATCTATTACTTGGAATTTAAAACAAGCTATCGTTCAAAAACCAAAAACATCTTCAATTATTGAAGGAACGTGTTTCTTAAAACCTAAACCTGCTGATAAAGAAAAGTTGAAATCATTAGTTCAATCAACTGAAACAAATGATATTATTAGTAGCACTATTGTAGATGATAGTGATGATGATGGAGGTGATGATGATGAAGATTTTAGCAGTAAATATAATAATGGTAAAGATAAAATTATTGAAGAAACCGAAACAGAAACAGAAACAGTCGCTACTACACAAGAAGATACTGTTGAAGAAAATGTTGAAGAAATCTCTTCAAAAAATAAAAAACGAGCACCAAAAAAGAAGGTATAATTAATTAATTATTATTATTATATTATTATAAATTTTATTATTATAAATTTTTTATTTCAGTAATATTTGAATTACTTATTCAATTTATAAATAATTCAATTATTTATAAATTTTTTATTTCAGTAATAATTCAATTACTTATATAATTGTAATATTTACAATTATATCACTTTTATCTGATATATCATATATATCATTTTTTATTTTAGATAATCCTTGATTTAATATTCTATAATTTTGTTCTTTTTTCATATATAAATTAGAGAGAAGAATAATATATTCTTTCTCTCCAATATTTATTTTAATTGAATTATTGCTTATTATCATTTCACTTATTTTCTTTTGAGAAATTATTGTTTTTATACATATATTATTATCATCATCTATTCTTATATTTTCAGGCAATTCAGGATCACATATCACTATTATTTCACAACCAGAACTATCAAAATAACATTCATTATGCCATAATGGTACTAAATATAAATTTTCATTTATTACTAATTTATAAACATTATTATTAATTAAATCATTTATATTTGGGTTTAATTTATATATTTCTACATTATCATATTTCTTAACTACTATATCTCGAATTATATTTAATATCTCTTCATTTAAATGAAGTATTGAACGATTATTCGAGAGAAAAATATAAATATATAATGTAGTATCTTTATTTAAATCATCAAATAAATGTATTGATATATTCTTACCTGCATTTAATATTTTTATTACTATTTTTGATAATAATTCTGTATATTTTTTATCAAATATATTTTTTATAAAATTAGTTAAAATATCTACATAAATAGAAGAATTATTATTTTCATCAATGTCATCTTCATCTTGATATGAATTTAAATTATTTATTTCTTTTTTTAAAAATGTATAAGCATTATTTATTTCTTTAAATTTTTCATTTGAATCTAATGTATTACCATTTTTATCTGGATGATTAATTAATGCTAATTTTCTATATTGTTTTTGTAAATATATTAATGATATATCATTTATATAAGGTAAGTCTATTTCTAATATTTCTAATGCTTTTTTACAATTCATAGAAAAATATAAATTATAAACTTTAAGTATTAAAATTATTTAATTTATATTTATATTTAGAATAACAAATCACTTCATCTTAATTAAAAATATTAACTATCTTATAATATATTATTATTATATATAAATGACTTATACAATTAAAAAAATATATAAAAAAACTAGAAAAAATATAAAAACTAGAAAAAATATAAAAACTAGAAAAAATATAAAAACTAGAAAAAATATAAAAACTAGAAAAAATAAAGGTGGAGCAGGCAATTGGGTACCAAATATGGGTATAACATCTAGGTTGAAAAGTGCTAAAGATAGTTTAAGTAGTAGTGCCAGTAATGCTTATAATTCTGCTAAACAAATGGTTGGAATTAAAACCGCAACTCCTGTTATGATTGATTGTGCTGGTATACTAAATCAGAAAATGGTTATGAATGGTGTAGAAGATAAGAGTGAAACTAATACAAAATTATGCTCTGACCCAACAGTGCAAAAATTAATAAAAGAAATATTAGATATTTTTGGTAAATATAATTTACAATTTACTAAAAATCATCCTGTAATAAGTAGTGATAAAGTTAAAAGAGACGCAAGTGGAAATATTATAGCAGATGATGAAGGAAATACATCAGTTACTAGTAAAAATAGAGAAAATAGATATAGATATGCGTTATTTATGTTATTAAATCAAGAAGGAAGTTTAGCTAATTATAGAACCGGACAAGGTAAAATTTCTAAAAATGTAGAAGATGATACAGTCCAAATGTAATAATATATTTTTTTGAATTATAAATATATATTTATATAATATAATATAATGGCAATCCATACAAGTAGTATTTTTTATCATAGAGGTATTCCTAAAACTTATAAGAATTTTGCTTTTATTGCACAAACGAATAATATAATACCTACACCAATAGGTGTATATTTAAAAAATTATAATTTTATAAATAGAAATATAACAAATAATGTTAAAGGATATCAATTATTTCCATGGTCCAAATAATTAAAATTATGTATTAATGTAATTAAATATAACAAATATTTTTCGATATGATATATAGGTCGATAATTATTATTATAATATTGAAAAAAGCAATATGTTTTAATTAATATTTTAGATAAATGTTCTTTTTTAATATATTTTTGTTCAATTAAAGTAGAGAGAATATACCAAATACAATCTGTAATATCTAAATTATAAATAAAAATATCATATAATAAATCTCTGAATTTTAAAAATTGCATTTCATTAATATTAATTAAATTATAAATTATTTTATTACATATAATTTTATATTGTAACATTAAATCTTCATTACATAAATGTAATAATTTAATATTAGTGATATTTTCAAGTTTTAATTTATTAGATATTTTATTTTTAATACATTTCATATAGGCGCATTTAGTAGGTCTAGAAACATTAATAATTTCACAACAATTTAATATATTATCAGGAATAAAACTTAATTCTTCAGTAATAATTATAAATTTTAAATCAATAGATATATAATTATTTTTTTCCATATAACTATAAAAATTATCTAATAATTCATTGTGTATATCTTGAAAATATTTACAAACAATAATTCCAGATTTTTCACTTTTAGCTAATATAATATCAATAATTTGTTGATATATTTCGTGCCATAATAATTTTGAATTACAACCTAATAAAGACATATCAATTTCATAATGAATATCACTAATTTTAAAAAAGTATTGTTGTTTATTATATGTCAAACTTATTTTTTTTTCATATTTTAATTCTGTGGAACTGTATTTTTTAATAACTTTTAACATTTGTGTATATTTACCAGTGCCGTTTGGTCCAAAAAAAATTAAATTTTTGAATTGATTTATTTTTTTGGGTAAATTGTCATAAATTTTATTTAATTTTGGATGTAAATCTTCTCTATTATTTTCAAAAATATATTCTTCAAAATGTGTTTCAAAAAACTTCATTATTATAAAAATAATTATTCTTTATTTAAATTATAAACTAAATAAATAATAAATATATAACTTAAAAACATTATTAGTTTTAATGTTAATAATATAATAATAGATGAATATTGCAAAAAAAATAGATGAATATAATGAAGATAATATATTTTTTTGCGATCCGATTAAAAATAATATTATAAATGATGGAAATTTTATTAGAATTATATATTCAACGTATAATGTTGTATTAAATGGAGTATATTTATATGTTACTATAACGGATATTACGTGTGAAAGTTATTATACAAAATATAAATGTAATTTTAATACATTAATTAATAAAGAAATAATAAATAATTTAAAAAATATTGAAGAAAATTTACTAAAAAAAAGTGAAATTATAAATAAAATACCTCAATTTAAAATATACGAACAATTAAAGAATGGAAATATAAAAATTTTTAATGATATAGGTAATACAAATATTACATCATCATTTATTCTTAAAATATCTGGTATATGGGAAACTATTCATAATTATGGATTAACATATAAATTTATAACACCTTTAATAATTAATTAATATTTAATTAATCAATAATATTTAATTAATTAATAATATTTAATTAATTAAATATATTTTTATTTATAAATAATATAAAATACTTATACAAATATAAATATGGAATTTGAAGATAATCAAGAATTAAAAATTTATAATTCTAAAAAAGAAAATTATATGCGTAATATACATGAATTACAATATATATTTGAAATAACTAAATGTTGTGGTTATGGAGAATGGGTAAGTGTATTTAAAGATTGCACTTTAATAAATTTATATGAAAATATAAAAAAACAGTTTTATTTAATAAATTGTAATTATACGTTATATGTAATTAATAATATAACCCAAGAAAAGTTATTAATACCATTAGAAAATATATTAATTAAGGATTATATAAATAATAATAATAATTATTTTAAACCGCTCTATCCAATTCCATCAAATATAATTTATAAAATATGGTTGGATGATGGTCATTGTCATAATGATCATCATTATGATGAAAATGTTAAAAACACATTATGTGTTCTACATATTTAAATACTTAAATATTAAATAGTTAAAAAGTAAATCCATCAGTTGTATAACTAGTAAGAATAATATTAATATTAATTTCAGATATAATTAATAACATAGATAAAAAATAAAGAATTGATAAAATTACGGATGATATTTTACCTCGTTCTTTAAATTCATCTGTATTAATATTATTAGTAATGATATATATTTGAACTATTAATAATAAAATAATTACATTATTAAATAAAGTATAATTAGAAGAAATATTTCCACTAATTATTTTATTTTGATTAAATATCATTAAATATAACATAAAAATAATTATACCCAACAATAATAAAAAAGGTCCTGTTGACATAAACATATTATAGAGAGATTGAAGTTCACTATTTTGTGTTCTTGATATTTTATTAAATATACTAGATATTAACATTATAATACCTAATAATAATGTAAAATATCCAGAAATATATGCATTAAAAGATACTGTCGTTTGTGTAAAAAACCCAACAATAAATGCAATTAATCCCGCAATTAAAAAACTTTTATATAAACTGGAATGTAATAAATTATTCATTTATTATTATAACATATTATAATAATTTATATTATCCAAGTTTATATATTATTCTTCTAATTTATATATATCACATATTTGCATTGTATAAAGTAATTGAATTTTTACTTTATACTTTTACAAAAATGAGTATAATGTGTATTAAGTTAAATTTTATATTTTATTTTATATTTTATTTTATATTTTATTTTATATTTTATTTTATATTTTATATTTGTCAAATATCCACGATTTTAAAATAACTATATCACATATTTTATAATCTTCACCTGTTTCCAAGATAAATATATTTATATCATAAAACTTTGGAGTTTTCATTTTTACAGTTTTATAAAATAAATAATCTCCTTTTACACTTTTTCTTATAGATAATGATGAAGTTATTTTTCGAATTAAATTGTCACCTTCTTCTAAATATGGTTTAATTTCATCAAAAGTAATATTCTCAATTGGTCTATTACCTAATTTTTTTAATGTTTTAGAAATAGTTCCACACATTAAATATAATCCAAATTTACCCTTTTTTAAAATAACATCTTTACCATTATATTGTCCAATTATATTTTTTGTTTTATTTGTATCAATCATTTCTATATTATCTGGTTGATTAATTTGTTTTATATCAGTTTCAGAAATTTCTACAACTTCTGTTTCATCTTGAAATCTAGTAATTAAATTAGAGATTAACACATCTATTTCATTATTACATTTTTCACATAATTTATACCAAATAAAATCACCTTTAGATATACTATCTAATTGTTCCTCCATAATATAAGTATAATTATAATTAAATAAATAATTAAAATATTTATTTAAGAATTCAATAACAGTTATACCAGTTGGTTGAATTATTAATTTATTTTTTTCATTTCCAAATATTTTATTTAAAGTAATTTCATTAATATCTCCATTTTCTAATAATTCAAAATTGTTACATATAATTTCTGTGCCTAATATATCTTTTTTTTTTACATAACCTCGTTCTTGAATTTTATCTATTATATAAGCAAATGTGGATGGTCTACCGATGCCTTTTTTTTCAAGAAGATTTACTAAATAAGCTTCTGTAATATGTTGTTTAGAATTAATAATTGATAAATTAGATATAATTTTTTTATAAACAATAATAGAATTTTGTTTAAGTAATTGTAAATAATAATAATCTTTATTAGAATGTATTTCATTTAAATATTTTTTTGAAACGATTTGCCATCCAGGAAAATCATTTTGAAGACTATTATATGTGAATTCGGTATTTTCGGCAGCTAAAATAGTTGCTGTTATAGAATTAAAAGAAGATTCAGCCATACAACTTTCTAATGTATTTTCCCAAATTAATTTATACATTTTTCTCTCTTTATTATTATTTGAATGAGTTAATTCAGAGAGAAAAATATTAGTAGGTCTGATAGCTTCGTGAGCTTCTTTTATATTGGTTAAATTATTCATTTCTTTAATATTTGTATTAATATAATTTTCACAATTATAAAATTGTAAAATATATTTTGTAACAGAATCAATAAATTCTGAACTATATTTGATAGAATCAGTTCGCATATATGTTATAAATCCATTTTCATAGAGAGATTGACAAATATCCATTGTTTCTTTTGGAGAATAATGCAACTCATTACTAGCTACTTGTTGTAATCTACATGTTGTAAATGGTATTGGATTTTTTTTAACAATTTTAACTGGATTCGAACAAGTATAAATATGTTGAAAAATTTTACTTTTATATAAAAAATTAGTTATTTCAGTTTCAGTTTGATATTGTTTATTTAATTCAAAAATTAAATTATTATTTGTGAAATAACCGGTTGTATTATATACTTTTGTATTAGTATTTTTATTAATTTCTAATTGATTATCATAAATTAATTTTAAAGCAGGTGTTTGACAACGACCAGCAGAAAAGATAATATTATTATCTTTATTATCTTTAGTTGATAAAAATTTATATAATATGGATGACACTTTAAACCCCACCAATAAATCCAATATTTGACGAGCTTGTTGTGCATTTACTAAATTTAGATCTATTATAGATGGATTTTGAATAGCATATTGAATCGCACTTTGTGTAATTTCATTAAATGTAATACGTTTTGTATGTTTTATATCTAATTTAAAAATTTCACAAATACAAAAACAGATTTTTTCACCTTCACGATCATTATCACAGGCGATAATAACTTCACTAGATTTTAAGATTTCTTTTTTTATTTTTTGTAATTGAGTTTTTTTAATTTTATTATCAATAATTGAATAAGTAGGTTTAAAATTATTTAATATATCTATACTTTTGAGAGAAATGAGTTCTCGTAAATGTCCATATGTAGCTATACATTTATATCCTTTTCCAAGATATTCTTCTATTTTTTTACATTTTGCAGGACTTTCCACTATAATTAAAATTTGTGTTAATTTGTTGGATGACATAATAAGATAATATAAATATAAATATATATTTATATTATATTATTGTTTATTTATTTTTATTTTTAAATTCACTCCAAGATATATTTTTTTTTTGTGGTACTTGTTTTATATTTATATCATATTTTTCATTTATTTTATCTGCTTTTTTTAAAGCACTATCTACATATAATTCTTTTAAAATACTTCCAATCTTAAATGATCCTTCATGTTGATCTAATTCATTATCTTCAATTTGTTTTAATACATCCAAAAAATTATTTAAAATATTTATATCAATTTCATCTTTGCGTATTTTATTAAAAATTTCAGTATAATAAGTGAATAAAAAATTACAATTATTAATACATTCATTATATAATTGATCATCATCATCTTTATATTTCTCTTTAAGAATTAACAAATTATTTACTTCACTACGTAAAATATGACTATGTTTTAAATTTCGTATTAATTGAGTTTGATCCTCAACATTATTTGCTTTAATCATATTTTGCAATTGTAATCTTTGTTTTTCATTCATTATATAATTTATAAGTATTATAATATTTTATTTTTAAACTAATATTATATATTTATATATTATGACTTCATTATATCCAGGAATGAAATATCCACAAATTACTAGTAATAGTAATCCTAATTCCACTTCAACTACAATTAGTGCTAATAGTTTAAAACAATCAAATAATAATCGTTTATTAACAGGAGGAGCAGGAGTAGCACCAACATTATCATCACCTACAACTATTAATGTTCCACAATTTCAATCATCTGGAACAAATAATTCTCCTACTACGGCTAATTCTGTAATTCAAAAATCATCACAAATATCTACTCAATCACTTTCTAATAGTCAATATGATAAATATGCTTTTATAAAAGGAGGAAAAAAAAAATGTAAATCTACAAAATATAAAAAAAAATGTAAATCTACAAAATATAAAAGAAAATATAAATCTAAAAGTAAAAGTAAAAAACATAAAGAAAAAAAATATAAATAATATTAGATATTGGATATTAGATATTAGATTTAATTATTTTAATATAAGGCATTTTATTCATTTTCTGAATTAAAGAATTATAAATTATACTTAATTGATTATTATACTTATATTTTTTAGGATGTTCTATTTTAATTGGATATAATTCTTGAATATTTGGAATATTCATTACATTATTAAAAAACTCTATATTATTCCAAAATAATTCATATTTTATACAATAAACATCATATTTTTTATTATTTGTTGTATATTCATCAAAAAAATTCTCTAATTTATATAAATCTTTTTTATATTTTAAAACATCAAACAAATTAATTTCTCCATTATTATCACATTTAATATGATTTAAATGATTTTTATTATTAATAAATCTACTATAAATTACTGGAATGGGATTTCTATAAATAAATATAACTTTATAATTTTGTAATTTATCTTTGGGTATTTCTATATTATTAAACCATTCACTATATACATTTTCAGTAGTATTTGTATTACCTATATAACTTAAATTAACAGGTGGATATCTATCATGAATATGTTTAACATTACCAAAATTAGATAAATACTTAAATAATATAGTTGACCCAGATCCTCCATAACTACAAATATAATAATTCATATTTTTATCAAAAATAGGTTTAATAGGTTTAATCGGTTTAATAAGTTTATTAGGTTTAATATTTTGTAAATTTTGTAAATTTTGTAAATTTTGTAAATTTTGTAAATCATTTAAAATAGGGATATTATTTTGTGAATTATTAGTATATTGTAATGAAAAACGTCCCATAATATATAAAGTATTATTTAACTATTAATTTAACTAATAATATTATATTAATAATATAAGTTATGCCATCTGGAAAAAATTGGATACATTTTTTTTATATAAATTTACTATTTTTTATATATATTATAGCAGTATTTTATTTTAGTCAAATTGCTATAATTAAAGCTAATTGGCCTTTATATCGTTGTAATCCAATTTATATGCCATTAGCAGATAATTTAGAAACAAATTTTAGTTATTGTATTTCATCTATACAAACAAATTTAATGGGAAATTTATTACAACCGTTAACATTTATAACAAGCTCACTTTCTGATATGTTTGGAAATTTTATGGAAGAAATTAATAGTATTAGAGCTATGATTGATAAAATACGAAGTTTATTTTCTAGTATAATTGAATCTGTTTTTGGAATATTTTTAAATATAATTATTGAATTTCAAAAAATAATAATATCAATTAAAGATTTAGTTGGAAAAACAATAGGTATTCTAGTAAGTCTTATGTATGTGCTAGATGGAAGCATTTTAACAATGAATAGTGCTTGGAATGCACCACCTGGTCAATTAGTAAAATCACTTGGAAAATGTTTTTATCCAAATACTAATATTAAACTAAAAAATCAAACAATTAAATTTATAAAAAATATAAATTTAGGAGATATTCTAGAAGATGGCTCAATAGTCGAAGCAGTTATGAAAATAGATAATAAAATAGATAATATTCCTTTATATGTAATTAAAAAAAATGGAATTAATAAAGAAAATATTTATGTAACCGGTTCTCATTTAGTATATGATTCATCTCAAAATAAATTTATAAAAGTAGAAAATTATAATAAAGCAGTTTTATCTAAAAAAAAAACTAAATTCTTTAGTTGTTTAATTACAAATACTCATAAAATACAAATAAATAATGAAATTTTTTGGGATTGGGAAGATTATTTGTTAAAAATGTCTAATATTGAATAGTCTATTATTATACTTTTTTTAAAAATATATTATATATGAATACTACTAATATTACTAATAATATTACTAATAATAGTAATAATACTAATACTAATATAAATATACCTAATTTATTAAAAAAATATCAAAATTTAAATTATTTTGATCAATATGGTGGTTCTGTTTTATTATGTATATTTATTACAATAATATTATTGTTACTGATAACATATTGTTTAATTATGAAAAACGTTCAACCCATTATAAATGATTGGCCAAATCAACGATGTAAATTAAATATTATACCCTTTGCAGGATTAATTACAAGACCTACTGGTGTATCAATACTGGATTATACAAAAGACAATTTTACATATTGTACACAAAACATCTTAACTAATATTTCAGAAGTAGCTATAGAACCTTTAACCTATGTTGTAAGCACTTTAAATAGTATAGCCACAGAAATTGAAGATGAAATACAATCCATTCGTACAATGATTAATACAATACGAAATTTATTTCAAGAAATTTCTCAAGAAATTATGGGACGTATTATGAATTGTATGATTCCGTTACAACAAATAATTATTAGTTTTAAAGATTTAATTGCTAAAGTAGAAGGTTCAATGACAGCAGCCTTATTTACATTATTCGGATCATATTATACTTTACAATCATTAATGGGTGCTATAGTAGAATTCATAATTGGAATTTTAATAGCTTTATCCGCTATAATTACTATAATGTGGATACTTCCATTCACATGGGGAGCAGCAGCAGTAAATACCGCTATTTATATCGCAATCGCAGTTCCACTTGCTTTAATATTAGCATTTATGATGGATTTTTTACATATTCAAAGTAATTTATCCATACCTACAATTAAATGCTTTGATAAAAATACATTAATAAAAATGAATAATGGGAAAAATAAAAAAATAAAAAATATAAAAATAGGAGATATTTTATTTAAAAATAATTCAGTAACAGGATTTATTAAAGTTACAACTAAAGGTTCTGATATGTATAATTTAAATAATATTATTGTTTCAGGATCACATTTAGTGAAATATGAAAATAAATGGATTCTTACATCAGACCACCCATCAGCGATTAAATTAATTAGTTATGATGAACCTTATTTATATTGTTTAAATACAAATAATAAAACTATACAAATAAATAATATAACATTTATGGATTGGGATGAAATAGATGAGGTTAATATAATTGAAATTAATAATAATTATCATGAATTTCCAATTCATAAATTACAAGATATTCATATCTATTTAGATAGCGGATTTAAAAAAAATACTAATATAAAATTACATAATCAAACATATAAACAAATAAAAGATATTAAAGTAGGTGATTTATTAGAAAATGAAATAATAGTTTATGGAATAGTTATAATTAATGGTAATACATTAAATAAACAATTCAAATATAATTTAGGAAATAATATAATTATTGATGGTGGACCCAATTTGTTATTGAGTGATAATGAAAATAAGTATAATAGGTTATCTTTAGTTTCAAATATAATAAATAAACATAACAAATTATATCATTTATTAACTAATAAAAAATATTTTTATATCGAAAATCATAAATTTTATGATTATAACGCAAATATTGACTTATTTTTAGAAAAAAATAAAAAAAATTATAATCTATGAAATATGTATAATATGGATATTTCTTTATTCGGTTATAAAATAAATCTTGAAATACTTATTTTTATCGGAATCCTTTATTTAATTATATGTGTTCATACATTTTGTAGTTGTTGTAATATAGAAGGAATGACCACTGCTAGTGATATTTCTGGTAATATCACACACAAAATACAACACCTTCAACCTAAAATACAACACCTTCAATCTAAAATACAACACGCTAAACATAAACAACAAATACAAAGCAATTTAGCCACACAAAACGCTTCTGGAACTAATGGCACCACTTCAACTACTACAGCTACTACCACTAGTGAAGGATTTACTGGAGCTAACATTAATTATGGATTATCTTCACCATATAGTTTAAATGATAATTCACCAGTTAGCACCGCAAACTGGTCTTTACCTGATATGACTGTTACTCCCGGACAACCACTTAGTTCAGGAGTTCAATCTGTTTTAAATCGTAAATCACAACCCATTCCTTTACCAGAAGGAGAAATGTTAATGTTTGCTAATACACCATTTAAACCTGAATGTTGCCCTAATACATATTCTAATAGTAGTGGTTGCGCATGTATGACTGGTAATCAATATAATTATTTAGTTTTACGCGGAGGTAATAATGTTCCTTATTCACAATATTAATATATTACATTATTATAAATGAGTAAAACTAGTAAAATATATAAAACCAGTAAAAAAAGTAAAACATACAAAACACATAAAACACTAACACAACCTATCGATTATAATACTATTAATTTATCATCTTTTGAAAAAGTATTTAGTAAAAAAAATAAACACAAATTAACAAAAACAAATTCTCAAAATAAAGCATTTTTTGTAAAACAATTATTATTAAATACTACTTCATCTAGTATTAAACCAAATAATGACTTTTATAATTATATTAATTCCCAGTGGCTTAAAAATGTTTCTTTACAAGAAAAACAAAAATATATTGTTGAATTAGATGATTTTAGATTAGCACAAGATAAAGTTTATAGAGATTTATACGATATTATTACAGATTATATTAAAAATAATGATACAAAATTATCACGTAATATGAAAATGTTTTATGATTCTATTATCAAAATGAATTCACATAAATATACTAGAAAACTCGGACAAAAATATGTTTCTTTAATTGATGATTATATTAATAAGGGTAATGCTTGGCAATTATTAGGTTATATTAATACAGATGAAATGCTTTCAAGTGAAGCTCCTTTTAATTGGTATTTAGCTCCTGATGGAAAAGATAATATACATTATAGATCTAATATTGCTTCCCATCAATTCACTATTTTAGATATATCTGTATATTATGATGATGGAATAAATGTAGAATATAAAAAAAAATATAGAGAGAAATATTATAGTTATTGTAAAAAAATATTTGATACTATATTAGGACCTAATAATGGATATAATTCTCATGATGTATTTGATGTCGAAGTTGAAATGTTTAATACATTAGGTTGTCTTGATATAACTAAAAATAATAAATCTTATAATAAAGTATATGCTGATGAAGCATTAACAAAATATAATTTTGATTGGAATACTTTTTCAAAAAGTATCGGATTTAATACTCCTCCAAAATTTTTTATTACTAATAATATTAATTATTTAAAATGTGGTTCAGATTTATTATTAAAAAATTGGAATTCTTCTAAATGGAAAACATATTGGTTATTTATTTTATTTAGGAGATTAATTCGATTAACTAAAGATTGGGAAAAGATTACATATGATTTTTATGGTAATTTCGAAAGAGGCGAATCTGGAATCAATACTAGTAATGCAGTTAGTTCTGCTTTATATATGTCTTTACCTTTTAATAGTTTTTTAACAGATCAATATGTGGCTAAATTTGAAAACCCAAAAGTAATGGAATATGCTAAAACAATGTGTGAAGATTTAAAAATTGTATTTCAAAAAATTTTAGAAAATACATGGTTAGCACCTTCAACTAAAAAATATGCTATTAAAAAATTACAACATTTTAAATTTGTATATGGAAAACAAAATAATATTATGGATGACCCAAATATTAGTTATAGTAATAATTTATATGATAATATGATTCGACTTATGAATTGGAGACATAAAAAATTTATCGAATTAGAAGGAAAAACACCTATGTGTATTCCAGTTATGAATTGGAATGAATATCCAGTTAAAATGGCTGGAACACAAGCATATATTGTTAATGCTTCTTATACACCATCAAAAAATTCTATATTTATTAATTTAGGATATTTACAAAAACCATTCGTTGATTTAAACGCAAGAGGTCTTGAATATAATTTAGCACATTTAGGATTTACTATTGGACACGAAATGTCACACGGATTTGATGATTGGGGTAGTCAATATGGATATGATGGTAATTTATACGATTGGTGGACTGATACTGATAAAAAAAAATATAAATTATTACAAGCAGATGTCATTAATCAATATGAACAATTCGCTAAGAGAGATAATATTGTGTTTGATGCAACTATTGGTGTTGGCGAAGATTTAGCAGATATATCTGGAATGGCTATTTGTGATAGATATTTAAAAGAATTTCAAGAAAGTAAAAAAGAATATAGTTCAATTCGTAAATTATCTTATGAAACATTTTATACATATTTTGCAATTCAACAAAAACAAAAAATTTCTAAAAAAGCCATATCTGCACAATTAAAAACTAATCCACATCCACTTGATAAATATAGATGTAATATTCCTTTATCTCGTTCTCAACTGTTTAGATCTATATTTGATGTTAAAAAACAAGATGATATGTGGTGGCATAATACAAATACTATTTGGTAATATAGTAATATAATAATACTTAAATATTTATAATTATAAATACTTAAATATTTATAATATAAATACTTAAATATTTATAATATAAATAGTTATAAATGAATATTATATATACATTTTCTAATGCGGGACTCGGTGATAATTTAAGAGGTTTAATTAATTTATTACAAATACTTAAAAAAGATTTTAATAAAAAAATAAATCTTTATGTTGATTTGTCTAAATGTTCTATAAGTCAATTTGTAATACATAAATTACCAATAGAATTTTCCAAATTATATAATATACCACATAAAGGATTTTCATATGGTGATGAAAACTCACACGATAATGATATCATACAATATATTTTAAATACGAATCATCCAATTGTTACTATTAATTCAAATAATTATCCTGATGTAAATAATATAACACAAGATATTAAAGATTATATTAAATCTTTATTTATATTTACTCCTGGTTTTGAACAATTATTTAATCAACGTGTTAATATGATACCACCTGATTATGACCTCTATCATTATCGTTTTGATGATAATATATTTTATAATGATCCAAATAAAGATTATTCCAATATTATTAACTCATTCAATAATAAAGAAAACTGTTTATTAATATCTACTTCGTTAAATTTAAAAAAACAAATATATGAAAAATATAATAATAATAATATATTTGTTTTTTTAAATAAACCTGAACATACTCAAAAAACAACTGATGAAAATTTAATCCATATATATATAGATTTTTTTCTTGTAACAAAAGCAAAACATATTTATAGTTATTGTGAGTATAGATGGATATCTAATTTTATTTTATGGAGTAGTTATATATATGATATTCCTTTAAATAGAATAAGTATTTAAATTAAAATAATAATATAAATTGAAAATCTAATTTAATTCATTTTTATATCATAAATATTTATTTAAATACTTATGATATATTATAATATATTATAATATATTATAATTTTATATTGACATTGTATATTCACATAAAGTACAATACACTATTCGTTGAGAACAATCCGGATTAATATCAATATCATCTTCTAAATATATATGATCACAACACCACGGTTTTAATTCATTACATAATTCTTTTATTTTATTATCACATATATCTTTTAATTCTATATATAATTCTTTTTGATTAATTAAATTATCATAATCATTTAAAGTAAGTTTTCGGATAAATTCCGTATCTAATAACTGAATTTCTTCAATACTTAAATTATTTATTTCTTTATGAATATTTATTGTAAAATTTAAATATTGAATTATTTTATTATATTTTTTTCTACAAGATATAAAATAATCCAAACTCATTAATTATTATATTATATTATAATATATTTATATTGATTATATATACATATTTAATAATGCTGTAGAAGTATTCTCTACTTTAATTAATTTATCTACAATATCTTTTGTAACATTATATGGAAATTCTACTTTTAATGACATTTCTTTTTCAAATAAATTCGAATTTGGTTTCATTAATCTATATAAATTTAATTTTGTATGAATTATTTCTAAACAACGCTTTAAATTTCTTACACCATCTTCTTTATTACAATAATTCTCTACAATATAAGATATAACATCATCCTTTATTATAATTTCATCTATATTAAATTTAATTTGTTCTCGAATTTTTGGAAGTAAATAATTATTTGTAATTACTGTTTTTTCTTTTCCATTATACCCATTTGTTTTAATTCGATACATTCTATCTTTTAAAATTGGATTTATTTTACTTTCATCATTATAACTAAATATAAATAAACATTTACTTAAATCAAAATTGATTTCAGAAAAATATTTATCATGAAACTCCATATTTTGTGATGTGTCTGTTAAATGAGTAAGAATACCTGCTATTTCTTCACCTCTAGGTGTATCACTTATTTTATCTAGTTCATCAAAATAAATCACTGGATTCATACATTTACTATTAATTAATATTTGAACTATTTTTCCCCAAGTACTACCTTCATATGTATAACTATGACCTTCTAAAAAACTACTATCTGTTGCACCTCCTAATGCAATAAATGCAAATGGTCTTTTTAAAATTTTACTAATACCTTCTTTTATTAAACTAGTTTTTCCAGTTCCTGGAGGACCATGAATAGCAATAGCTGTTCCGATTGCTTTTGGATTTGTTAATAATTGACCTAATAATTGCATTATTTGCATTTTTGCATCATTTAATCCATACACTGCTTGTTCTAATATTTGTTGTGCATTTTCCATAAAAGCGTGACATTTATCAACACCATCTTCAATACTAATTGGTAATTCTTCATATTTAACAAATGGAATACGCATAAAAGTATCCACCCAATTTTTAATTTTATAAAATTCTCCACTTCCTGGTTCCATATATCTTAATGAATTTATTTTTTTCATAGCACAAGATTTAAATTGAACTGGAATATTCGATTCTAAAAGTGTCATTCTATAAGGTTTTTCTATACGTGTAATTTTATTTATTTCTTTTAATTCTTTAATTATTTTTATTTGTTCTGTTAATGGTAATTTTTCATAAAATATAAAATCATTCATGGTATTTTTATCTTTTATTATTTTTTTAAATATTCTCATATTTTTATCTTTTTGTTTTTTATTTTTTTTATTTACACGTAATTCTTTATTTTTTATATCTGATTCATATATATTTATACATTTTTGTATTGATTTATCTTGAGGATTTTTTAATAATAACTCTTTAAGATTATTTAAAATTCCATCAATATTTGTATCATCTTTCTCTATATTATCCTTTTCATTATTATCATTTTCATTATTATCCTCTTCTTTTTTATCTTTTTTATCCTTTTTGTCTTTTAATAAATATTTTTTTTTAATAGGTTTTTCATCATCTTCTTCTTCTTCGGTATTACTATTATTTTCTTCATCTGTGTCAGTAGTTTCATCTGTTGAAACTTCTTCATCTTCATTTTCAGTTTCATCATCATCATCATCATCTTCAAATTCAGAATCATAATCATCTTCATATTCATTATCATCAACACCACCAATAGTTAATATAATATTTAATTTATTATTATGTACATCATCCTCATCATTTTCATCATCATCCTCATCATCATCGTTTTCTACATTTTTATTTTTATTTTTATTTTTATTTTTTTGTTTTATTTTTTTATTTTTATTTTTATTTTGTTCTGAATCAGTTTCCCATTCTTCTTCTTCTTCTTCTTTTTTATTAAATTTAGTTTTAGTTTTAGTTTTAGTTTTAGTTTTATCTTTATCTTTATCTTTATCTTTATCTTTATTTATTTTTTCAGTTGCTTTAACTTTTTCATCAATATATTTGGATGGAAATAATTTTGAAATAAATTTTTGATATTCGTGCATATCCATTTCAGTATCTTCTTCTTCTTCTTCTTCATCATCATCATAATCACTATCACTATCACTATCAGATGCAACATTTTTTTTTATTTTATTGATATTATTATGTTTTTTTAAAATATTATTTTGTTCTTTTTTTGATAATTTGGATTGATTATCACGTGACATAATGTTATTATATAATAATAATATTATTATTTTAAATCAAAATCAAGAATAATAAATAAAAATATATTTGTTAATAAGTATTTGTTAATAATTTATTAACTATTAATACTATTTGTTAATAATATCAATTTTATAAAAATCATTTTTTAAATAAAATTGATTATAAACTATTTAAATCTAATGTATTATAATATAAGAAAGATGTCAAAGTTATTAACTTCCAATAATACACTAAATTGTTCCAAAGTAATTGGAATTCAATTTAGTATTCTTTCACCGGAAGAAATTCGAAAAAGTTCAGTTGCTGAAATTACTAGCAGAGATACTTATATTAATAATAAACCAGTAATTGGAGGATTATTTGATCCTCGTATGGGTGTTTTAGAACCAGGATTAATTTGTCCTACAGATGGATTAGATTATATGCAAACACCAGGATACTTTGGTCATATTGAATTAGCAAGACCAGTATTTTATATTCAATATTTAAGTACAATTCAAAAATGTTTAAAATGTGTTTGTTTTAAATGTAGTAAATTGTTAATAAGTAAAGATAAATATAAACAAGCTATGAAAATACAAGGCGATGCTAGATGGAAATATGTATTTGCATTATGTAGTAAAGTAAAACGATGTGGTGATGACAATGAAGATGGTTGTGGAACATTACAACCAAATAAATTTAAAAAAGAAGGACTTGCTACTATATTTGCTGAATGGAAAAATGATGGTGTAGATACAGAACCCATTATTATTAAACTTACACCTGAAATGATTTTAAAAAATTTTAAAAGAATATCCGATGATGATGTATCATTTATGGGATTTAGTCCTATATATTCTAGACCAGATTGGATGATTTGTCAAGTAATGTTAGTTCCACCTCCTTCTGTTAGACCATCTGTAAAACACGATGCCCAACAAAGATCCGAAGATGATTTAAGTCATATTTTAGTAAATATTATTAAAACAAATAAAACTCTTCAAGAAAAAATAAAAAATAATGCACCATCAAATGTAGTAGATGATTGGACTAGTGTATTACAATATTATATAGCAACTCAAGTAGATAATAAAATTCCTGGAGTAGCTTCTGTAGCTCAACGTTCTGGAAGACCTTTAAAATCAATAAAAGATAGATTAAATGGAAAAGGAGGACGTATGAGAGGTAATTTAATGGCAAAAAGAGTAGATTTTAGTGCTAGATCAGTTATTACTGCAGATCCAAATATTTCAATTCGTGAATTAGGAATACCAATTAAAATCGCTAAAAATATTACAAAACCAGTTTATGTAAATAAAATTAATAAAGCATTTTTAACTAAATTAGTTCAAAATGGTCCAGAGTTATGGCCTGGTGCTAAAATGTTAGAAAAACATAATGGAGAAGTAATCACTTTACGTTATTATTTAGATAGAAATTCTCTTATTCTTGAAGAAGGAGATATCGTTCATAGACATATGATGGATGGAGATGCTATTTTATTTAATCGTCAACCAACACTTCATAGAATGAGTATGATGTGTCATATAGCAAAAATAATGCATCAAGGAGATACTTTTAGAATGAATGTTGCTGATACAAAACCATATAATGCAGATTTCGATGGAGATGAAATGAATTTACATATGCCTCAAGATGCAGAATCTGAATCCGAATTAAAAAATTTAGCAGCTGTCCCATATCAAATTATTAGTCCTGCTAATAATGCATCTATTATCGGTATATATCAAGATTCTATGTTAGGATGTTATCAATTTACTAGAGAAAATATTCGTTTCTCACCTAGAGATGCAATGAATTTATTAATGATGTTTCCTGAAATTAATGTAAATGAATTATTATTAAATATTCAACAAGAAGGAGGTATTACCAATTTTAACATTTTAACACAAATTATGCCTCCCCTTTCACTTAAATATAAAACAAAAGCATTTAAAGATGATAAAGATACTATGCAAGATTCTAACGCAGTTATTGAAATTAAACACGGCAAATATATTCGTGGACAAATTGACAAAAGTGTTATGGGAGCTGGAACAAAAGGATTATTACAAAGAGTATGTAATGATTTCGGAAATATGGCTTCCTCTAAATTTATTGATGATTTACAAAATATTGTTACTGAATATATGAAATCATCCGCATTTAGTGTTGGTATCAGTGATTTAATCTCTGATGAAAAAACCAATAATGAAATCATTCAAGTTATTACTCAAAAAAAAACTGATGTAAAAAATTTAATTGATAAAGTTCAAATTGGCATTTTTGAAAATAATACTGGAAAAACAAATGATCAAGAATTTGAAACACAAGTTAATAGTATTCTTAATCAAGCCACTTCAGAAGCAGGCAAAATCGGCTTAAAAAATCTTGATAAAAATAATAGATTTGTTATTATGGTTAATGCCGGTTCTAAAGGTTCTGAATTAAATATTTCACAAATGATTTCTTGTTTAGGACAACAAAATGTTGATGGAAAACGAATACCATATGGATTTGAAAATAGAACATTACCACATTTTACAAAATATGATGAATCACCTAGCGCTCGTGGATTTGTTGAAAGCTCTTATATTAATGGATTATCACCTCAAGAAGTATTCTTTCACGCTATGGGTGGTCGTGTTGGACTTATTGATACAGCAGTTAAAACTTCTACTACTGGTTATATTCAAAGAAGATTAATTAAAGGATTAGAAGATTTAATGGTTAATTATGATATGACTATTCGCACTAATAAAAATAAAATCGTTCAATTTAAATATGGCGATGACAATATTGATACTATTAAAGTAGAAAATCAAAGTATTCCAATTGTTTCAATGAGCACTCAAGATATTTATGCACATTTTATTATTCCTCAAGAAACTGGTAAAATACAATCTTTAAAAAATATTTTCTTAAAAGATACTTTACTTAGAAATAAAAAACAAAACGCAGAATTTATGACTAAAACACAAGTTTATATTGATAAAATGATCTCTACACGAAAATTAATTATTACTAAAGTTTTTAAAAATAAAAGCGATACAATTGTTAATTGTCCTGTTGCATTTTCATATATTATTAATAATATTCAAGGACAATGTAATATAACCATTTCTTCATTAGTTGATATTACACTTCTTGAAGCACTTGAAATGATCGAACATTGCTATTCTAATCTTGAAAAAATTTATTATGCACCACCAACTGAACTTTTCAAAACTTTGTTTTATTATTATTTATCACCTAAAGATTTACTCATCATTAAAAGATTTAATAAAATTGCTTTAATTTTATTACTCGATACTATTACTATTAATTATAAAAGAGCTATCGTTACACCTGGGGAAATGGTGGGAATGATTGCAGGACAAAGTATCGGAGAAGTCAGCACACAAATGTCTCTAATAGCAACTGAAAAAATAAAAATTGTTAAAAAAAATAAAATTAGTAATACTAATCAAATTATATCTGTTGAAATCGGACACTTTTGTGATAATTTAATTAAACAATTACCTGATATGACATTTAATACGGGTCATGGAAAAAATAGCGTAGAAACCATATTAGACTCTTTAGATGATGAATATTATATTGTTGGAGTAAGTGAAAATGAAAAAACACATTGGAATAAAATATCACATATTAGCAAACATCCAGTTAATGGAGATATAATGAAAATAACTACTAGAAGTGGTAGAGTTGTTGAAACAACTACTAGTCATTCTCATTTAATTCGTGATGGAAAAACACAAACAGTTATTCCTATTATCGGAGCAAATATGATAAAAGGAATGAGAATTCCAGTTTCTAAATGTATAGATAATTCTTTTATACAAAATACAGTTTCTATTGATAATAAAGAATATAAATTAGATTATTTATTTGGTTGGTTTATTGGAGCATATTTAGCAGAAGGAAATATAAGTAATAATTCTATTTGTATTACAAACATTTCTCCTCATTTTATTCAAAATACTCAAAAGTTCGCACAATTATTTGAAAAAGATTGTACGATTTATACTAGACCAGGAGAATATGGAACTTCAACAACAACTAAATTTAATCATAAAAACTTAGCAACCTTTTTATTAAAAGAATGTAATACTGGATCATTTATAAAACGAGTTCCTGATTTTGCATTTACTGCACCAAATGAATTTAAATCAGGATTAATACAATCATATATGGATGGTGATGGTAATTTTCATAATGATACTAATCATCACGAAATTCGTGTATGTAGTAGAAGTAAACAATTAATTAAAGATATCGCATTATTATTAAATTATTTTAATATATTTGCTTCTATAAAAGAAAAATTTACAAAAGGTTCGCTTTTATATCATTTAAATATATCACCTAAATATTGTATTCTATATAATGAACTTATTGGATCTTTACTTCATAATGATAAAATAGAATCACTAATAAATTATATTCAGAGAATAGACCCAAAATATAAAGAATATATTGATAAAATAAATGGATTAGGACATATTATTACAAAATGTGGAAAAAAATTAGCACTTCCAGGACAAAGTAGGAATTATGGATATTATACAAAGACCGATTTAATTGGTAGAATAACTCTTGATAAATATATTCATATATTTGAACAACATAAAGACAGTTATAAAATACAAAATGAATTGTTAATACTAAAACAAGCCGCAAATTCTAATGTAATTTGGGATGAAATCATTAATATCGAAATATATACACCAGATCAAAATATATTTGTATATGATTTTACAGTTCCAGGAAATCAAACATTTATGACTGATTATGGTGTAATAGTTCATAATACTCTTAATACTTTTCATTTTGCTGGAGTCGCTTCTAAATCTAACGTCACTCGTGGTGTACCAAGACTTGAAGAAATATTATCTTTATCTAGTGATATAAAAAATCCATCACTAAGTATATATTTAAATCCTGAAGAAGAACAACACAAAGAAAAAGCACAATCTATTATGTATATGTTAGAGCATACCAAATTAGAAGAAATCGTAACATCAATTGAAGTTTGCTTTGATCCAGATGATTTAAATACATTAATTTCTGAAGATAAAGATACAATTGAACAATATAAAGCATTTGAAAGTATGATATCCGAATGTAATGAAAGTTCAACAACACAACTTGAAGAAAAATCTAAATGGATTATTCGTATGATTATGAATCCTGAAATAATGCTTGAAAAAAATATTACTATGGATGATGTCAACTTCACATTAAAAAAATGCTTTGATGATCAAATCTATTGTATATATTCGGATTTTAACTCAGATAAACTTATATTTAGAATTAGAATGAATGAAGTTATTAAAACTTCCTCTACTAGAGGAAGTAATAAAAAAATAAAAATTAACCCTCTTGACCAATCTGACCAAATTTATATTTTGAAAAATTTTCAAGAACAACTCTTACATAATGTTGTATTACGAGGAATTAAAGGAATTAATAAAGTTATCCTTCGTAAAGTTCTTGATAATATGATTGAATATAATGGAATTTATAAAAAACAAGAAATTTGGGTTCTTGATACTATTGGAACTAATTTATTAGATGTATTAGGATTAAATTTTATTGATAATACTAGAACTATCAGTAACGATATTATTGAAATTTATAATGTTCTTGGTATTGAAGCTGCTAGACAAACTATTTATAGTGAGTTAGTTGAAGTAATTGAATTTGATGGAACTTATATTAATTTTCATAATTATAGTGTTTTAGTTGATAGAATGACATTTACTCATAAATTAATTTCAATATTTCGTCACGGTATTAATAATGATAATATCGGACCAATTGCTAAAGCTTCTTTTGAAGAAACTCCTGAAATGTTCTTAAAAGCAGCTAGACATGCAGAACTTGATACTTTAAGAGGTGTTTCTGCTAATGTTATGTGTGGTCAAGAAGGATTCTTTGGTACTGCAGCATTTCAACTTATATTAAATATTGAAGAAATGCAAAAAATGGAAGCAACTAGTAAATATAAACCACTTGATATTGAAACAGAAATCGAACAATTCTTTGGAGGTAGTGATACTTTAGATGATGACCCTTGTAACATTAATAAAATTTCTATACAAAATAATGTGGTTTCTATACAACCACAAGATATGGGTAAAGATAATAATTATGATCCTGGATTTTAAATTATATAATTAATTCATAATTTAATTATATAATACAAATTTAATTTTATTTAATTAATCAGAATCTTCTTTAATGATAAATTTTTTTACTTTACTTTTAGGTATTTTTTTACTAATTAATTGTCCGATTGGTTCTTCTCCTCTTTCACTTTGAATTTCAATTATTGGATTTACTCCTGTTTCACTTTCAATTTCAATTGTTAAATTACTTAGTGGATTTTCACTTAAACTACTCGATGAACTACTTGAACTACTCGGTTTTAAAGTTAAACTACTCGATGAACTACTTGAACTACTCGGTTTTAAAGTTAAACTAGTAGATGAACTACTTGGTTTTAAACTTAAACTACTTGGTTTTAAACTTAAATTACTTATACTACTTGATGAACTACTTGAACTACTTGGTTTTAAACTTAAACTACTTGGTTTTAAACTTAAATTACTTATACTACTTGATGAACTACTTGGTTTTTCACTTAAACTTAAACTACTTAACTTTTCACTTAATAAATCACTTGGTTCATTTACAAAACTACTTATCGGTTTACCAACTTCACTTGATTTTTTAGTTAAACTACCTTCATAATCACTTGTTAAATAAGTTTCAGGTTCTTCTTCATAAATTAATTTTAATTTAGATTTAGATTTATGTTTAGGTTTAGGTCTAGGTTTTACATTTAATTCTGTTTCAACGTCACTTGATTCAGGTTCAATAGATGTAGGTCTAAATCTAGGTCTAGGATTCACAACTGATTCAAGCTCAATATCAGATTCTTCAGGATGATAAATTAATTTTTTTAATTTTGTAAATTGTTTAATATAACTTTCAATTGATATCTTATTATTTATAGCTTCTTCAATTATTGGATAACAAGTTTCACTTAACTTATCTATTGAAATAAAAATATTGTCATCATTACTATTTACCAATTTATAAACAGGAATATTTTCAGCTCTAAAACTTGGTAAAATTATAAAAATAAATTTATCTCTTAAATCACCATATCCTACAAATTGATTTTTATTTGAATTTGTTTGTAAAATTGTTTTTTGACAAATAAAAATTGTAGGAATTTCATATTTTGTTATAAGTAACCATATATCAAATGTAGTTAAAAAATAATTTTCTGTATAAATTAAATCATTAAATGATAATATTCCTTCTTTAACTTGATTTCCTAATTGTTTCTTTCCTTCCATAATTAAAATATCAATTATTTTTGCACGATATTTAAAATACTTTTTATATTCTTCAAATAATTCATTTTTAATATTCATAATTGTTAAATGTTTGTGTGTTTTTGCCTCTATTATATCAATCATAAATTTAAAAGTGCAAGATATATATTTACTATATTCTATTTCACTATAATTTGATGGAAAACATTGTTTCCATATACTTGAAACAATATGAATATTTTTTTTTGTATCACATAACAATTGAGGTTTTTTCTCAACATTAGATAATTCTGTTATTGAATTTTCATATGTTTGAGTTATAATTGGATTCACTTCATCATATGAATTAGAATGAATATATTTATTATTAATAGCTGGTATTAAATTATCAAAATATCCTGAAATTAATAATGACTTGATTAATATTATTTCATTATCTTTTAGATTATAATTTATATTTCCAAATGATAAATATGTTTGTGGTTTAAACATAAATGCATTTATTCTATTGTATCTAATTAATTCATCCGTTATTTTACCATAATATATTTCTTCATTCAATTTATTTGTTATTAAATTTTTTTCTGGAAGAATTAAATTACATTTATCATTTTCTGTAACTGCACATAAATTTAAAGTTTTAGAACAAGATTTTCTATCTTTAACTATACATGTACTCACTTCATTAATTAATTTATAATAATTGTCATCTCCTATAAATTGAATTTTATCATTTACTAACTCTTTAATTAACGCATTTATATTTCTAAATTTTTCAAAATAAAGCAATTCTTGACTTGATAATATTTGTTCAATATTATCTCTCAATTTTATATTTTCATAATTATTTATTAAAATTCTAATAGTATTTCTAAAAACATTATAAAAATTAGTTTCTAATCTTATTTTTTTTATATAATTTACACGTTCATCATCTACATTAGTGTCAGTTGTTATTTTAATATCACTTGATATCATAGGACTATCTTTTACATCTATAATGTAATTATTATTATTAAATGAAGGTATATCTAAATTGGCAGTAATTGCTGATGAATGTATTGGTTCAGATAATTGAATAAATTGATTCGTTTCAGTTAAAATACCTACTACTAAATCATCTTCTATAACTTTAAATTCTGGCTTACACGGAATATCTGGACTGGTTTTTCGTTTTCCACTTCTTTTATTTAGTTTATTTAAAAATGTAACTGTATTTTCATAAGTATTCCATAATGTTATATCATTCATAAATACAAAATCTATATTTAAATCCATATTCAAAGCAGAAGGATAACACGGAACAAAACCATATTTTACTATATCTTTTAATGGTTCTTGAGCTATAACTCCAATTACTTTATTATTAAAATTTACTACTAATTTATTTATTATATAACCATATGATATTATTTTTTTTATTAATTTTTGTAAAATTAAAGGTTTTTTTACTAAATAAATATTAGGCATACTATTTAATGGTTTACATATTTTTTCAAAAAAAGGTTTAATTATATTTTGAAAGACTTGTTTCATTGTTTGAGAGAGAGTTGTATCATATTCTGAAAACTTTTTTGAAATATTTATCTTCTTTTTTAAATTAGTATATGAATACATCGGTTCATAATAATTTCCTTGTTTAATTAAAAAAATAGTCGGTTTTCTAGGTTCATAAAATTCCAATGAATAATGATTTGTTGGACATAATATTTCAATATTATTTGTTATATCGTTTCTAGGAATATCTAATATTACTATATTTACTCCTGTTGCAAATATATATTTATTAGACATACTTATAATATCCCATAAATAAGTATGATCTATTAATATATCATCATCTTTTAAAAATTTAATAAAATTTTCATATGCAGATATTACTTTTACATAATAATTATGATCTTCTGTTTTAGTCATATCTAATTTAGCATATAATTTGGTATTATTATATTTATTTATATCTAATTCTTTATCTAATTCTTGAAAATCTGTTACTAAATTTCCATTTTGATAATTTATAAATGAATCTATAGATATACTTTTTAGAATTCGGTCTTTCATTTTTGGTATACTTAAAATTGCATCAGTTGTACCATAAAATAAAATATCTGATATACAAGCTATAAAAGATTGATTTTCACTTATTTCTACACCATGACGAAGCAAACAAGGATAATTCTCTTTAATATTTGTATTTGTTTTACTTATTTGACAATCTATATTGGTTTCTTTAAACATAAATTGTATTTCAATTGGTAAATAACCCCAACGTCCTTGATTTAATGGATATTTATCAGAATTTTTTATATATTCATCTTCTTTTTTTACTTTTTCTTTTACTTCTTCTTCTTCCTCTTCTGATGATGATTCTGGTTTTTCTAATGGTTTTTCTAATGGTTCTTCTAATGGTTTTTCGGATGGTTCTTCTACTACACTTTTTTTTACTTTTTCTTTAATTCCTTCTTTAATTCCTTCTTTAATTCCTTCTTTAAGTCCTTCTTTTAAACATTTATTATTAGCTTTAATTCTACCTGCTGTATTATATTTATCAAAACAACACGGTAAACATAATTTACTATTTGGATGTTTATCTGGAATTAATCCAGGATATCTTTTATCATCTTTTTTACCAGTTTTATTATAAAATTCATATATGTAATAACCAGGTTTAACAACTTTATCTTTTGCAGATAATACTTTACCACAAGTTGGATGCACTAATTCAATTTTACCATCTGTACCCATAACTTCTTTTAAATCTGCTGGATTAACTAATGTATTCGTTTTTAAACACCAATAGCGAGGACATATATAATTATATGTTTTTTCTGGTGTTGAACCATATCTAATTACATCTTCAGGTCTTAAAAAATTAGGATAATCTAAATTAATTTCAGCTAGTTGTTCATCTGTTAAAATAACAGGTTGTCTTCTTGTAGTTGAACTACAAGTTCTAGTATATGAATTATATTTTGAATTTGAAGTATCTTCTTTTAAAATTAATATTGGATCTTTATTTTCAATAAGACTTTGAAAATAATATGGTTTATTTAATTTCATTCCATCGATGTTTTTAATTCCTATAGATTCTTCACCTATAGATGATTGACTCATAGATGGTTGACTCATAGATGATTGACTCATAGATGGTTGACCCATAGATTCTTCTTCATCAGATTCTTCTTCATCAGATTCTTCTTCATCAGATTCATCATTATTAGATTCATTAGAGTCAGATTCTTCATCTGATAATTGTTTTTTTTTTAAAATGGTTGATTTTGGTGGAGGTTTAATATAACTAGGTTTAGAAACAGGGATAGAAACAGGTTTAGAAACAGGTTTAGAAACAGGTTTAGAAACAGGTTTAGAAACAGGTTTAGAAACAGGTTTAGAAACAGGTTTAGAAACAGGTTTAGAACTAGGGATAGAACTAGGGATAGAACTAGGGATAGGATGGATAGGAGGGATAGGAGGGATAGGAGGATTAGGAGGGATAGGAGGATTAGGAGGGATAGGAGGATTAGGAGAAATAATAGGTTTAGGAAGAGTAGAAAGAGTAAAAGGTTTCACTTCTTCAGTATCAGAATCTTCAAATTCCGGTTCAGATTCAATTTCTGATTCTGAACTTATCTCTGATTCTGAACTTATCTCCGATTCTGAACTTATCTCTGATTCATCCGGTTCAGAATTAATTGCACCACCTTTTTCTTGCGTTACATCTTTATCTTCATCATCTTCTTCATCTTCTTCGTCTTCGTCTTCATCAAAAAATAAACTATATGCTTGTTTAAATTTTTCTTCTTTTTCTTTTTTTTCTTCTTCTTCTTCTTCTTCTTCTTCTTCTTCTTCTTCTAAAGGTGAAAAATTAATTTTTTTTGATCCTTCTACTTCTTTTACACCTTCTACTTCTGTTTCTTTTTCTTCCACTACTTTTTCTGCTTCTGGTTTTTTCTTAGATATTAAACAAATTGTATTAATATCTGCAATAGGATATACAGTTAATTTTTCTATATTTTGTGTTAAACGAGCCATCGTATCTAAATAAATAGGTAAAGTGTATAAATAATTAACATTATTAATATTTTCAACAACAAATGATATGATTTCATTAATAGGATCAAATGAGATAGTTGTTTTAAATCCAGGATTTTGTTTTATTGTAATATCTGATTTTCTTATACTTTTTTCAACTTCAATTTCATTTGCGAATTTTAAAACGATTTCTTTAGCTTCTACTTCATTTAAATCTGGGAAATTATCAAGTAATGCTTCAATAATTTGAGAACCTCTTAATCCTTGATTTGATTTTTCAAAAATAAAAGCTTCTTGACTAGTAAATTTATTATAATTAGAAACACGTTTAAAACGTAAATTAATCGTATTACTTTTTTGAGTATTAGTTTCATCAATAAAAATATTAGATATACATTTTTTATACGGTGTAATATTAAATTCATTTAATATTTTAATTGTAGTTTTATATGTAAGTTGCTTAATTTCAACATTTGAATCATTTAAACTATTAAATTTATTTAATTTATAACCACTTTGTTCTAATAAATTATTAATTTCTTGAATGATAATATTGATAGAACTTTTAATCATATCATTAATTTCATCAATACTATAAAGTAACCTGAAATCAGCCATTATTGTAATAATTCCTTCTTCATTAAATTCACATATAAATATTTCCATATTACCATTAACAATAGTTTCAATATAAATAGCAACACATTTATTACAAGAAATAGTTTTCATTAATCTAAAAATAGTTGCTTTTTTAAGATATGGAATTTTTCTTCCATCAGTAGAAATTTTATCAGTAAAAAGTCTATATATATCTTCTTGTCTACTTGAAGATTTATATTTAATTAAAGGTGTATCCTGTGTAGCGTGTACTACTTTAAATATAATTTCTAAAGGTATTTTAATAATAAAATCTGGTTTCATAAGAACTTTGATATATTGAATACCCGCAGATTGATAATTTAATGGTTGTGTTTTTAAATTATATACATTATAAAACATATCAACAATTTTAAAAGAATCTATTAATTTGTCAGTAATAATTAGTTTATCATTTTCATTTAATTGTTGTATATTTTTTTCTAATTCTTTTAAAGAATTAATATTTTTATTATATAATAATGGATAATATAATTTAATTGTATTTTCTTCTGGTAAATGTTGTTCTTTTCTTTTTAAAAATGATAAAACATCTCCAGTACTACATAAAAAAATAGTATTATTAAGAATATTTCCATTATTTAATAATAAATTTTTATTTAAATTAGTAGTGGATGAATTGTGCAGATTTTGTTCGATATATCTATCATAATCATTAACTTCATATGGGTTACATACAAAAGGAAATTCTTTTTCAATAAATCCTAATTTTTGTCCCAATATTTTATTAACAATAAATGATTGATTATCCAAATTTAGTTGAAAAATATCATCAAAAGAATAAATTTCTTTTCTTATAAAATTAAAAGGTGTTCCATTTTCATATGAAACAATATTAGAAATAAATTGTTGAAATCTAATATCTGTTAATGGGAATTTATTTTGTTGAGTAAGTAATTGATAAATAGAATTAGTATTAAATGATTCTATTGTATTACAAAATAAATACATTTCATCAAGACTACCTCCTTTAATTGCATTAACTATTTTAATTTTAACAGTTTGTATTGAATCATCAAAATAAATCCGTTCTTTATGAAATATTATTGAAATACGATCCTTTTTTATTTCATCATATTCTTCATGAGTAAAAATTTTTTTAAATAATTCTTCTTCATTATCCACAGGTTTTTTATCATAAAATATATAAATAGCATAAACTTTGTTTCTTACAAGTTGTTTTACTTTATATATATAATCATCTAAAGATGGTTGTATTATTTCTAATTTTGACATATATTATATTAATGTAATATTTTTTAAATTATTTAAACTAAATTATTTAAACTAAATCATAATATGGATTATCATTTATAGTCATTCCACAATAATTTTCTGGATTTTTTTTATAATCTATTGGATTATAAATACCTGATGTTTTTGCATTTTGTAATAAAAATTTAAAGTTTTGCCAAAAATCTTGTTTATGACCAATAGACTCTGTCATTATATGTGATAATTCGTGTAATGCTACAAATGTAAGAGTATTAATATCAATTAATTTATTCCCTTTTTTTGTTGTATTTAAACAAAATGCTATCTTTTCTCCTTTATTTTCACTAAAAGCGGTCAATTCACTTGTTGGTAAAGTTTCACTTATTTTTGTTGGATTAAAATTCTTCACTAGTTTTTTACTGCGTTCATCATTTGGATGTGTTTTTTCCATATATATTACTATATTCTTCATTTTTTCAGTCACTTCAGCTAAAAGATTCGCTGCTAATTCTAATTTCTCTCTTTCTCTAACACAATATACATTTCCATCTTTAGAAGCAATTATACATTTAAGATTATATGCGTCTGACTCATAATATATTTTTAAACATAAAAATAACACAAATATTATAAATATATATAAAAATATACTGTGTTTTCCCATAATATATGTTTTAAAATAAAATTGTAATATTTTTTAAATATCACAATTTTAATATATGATTTTAAATAAAATTGAATTATTAATATTTAAAATCATATCATTAAACTATTTATTATGAACGTTTTAAATTATATCGGATCCAAAAATACATTATTTAATACATTGTTATTTGTATGTAATGAAAATATCACTGATATGAAAAATAAAACTTTTATGGATTTATTCGCTGGAACTGGCGTAGTTGGATTTAATATGATGGAACATTTTAAAAATTGTAGTGCTAATGATTTAGAACAATATAGTTTTATTATTAATTCTGCTTTATTAAAATGCAATTTTACACAAAATTTAGCACTAATTATAGATAAATGTAATAATTTAGATATCGTAGAAGGATTAATATTTTTAAATTATTCACCTTCTATTCATTCTAATCGAATGTTTTTTACAAATGAAAATGCTAAAATAGCCGATGCTATTAGATTATATATTCAACAACTCTTTCAAGAAAATATTATTACACAAAATGAATTTAATTTCTTATTAGCTTCCTTAATTGTTTCAATTGATAAAGTTGCTAATACTTCTTGTGTATATGGAGCATATTTAAAACAATATAAAAAAACATCTTTAAAAAAATTAATATTAAAACCTATACATACTAAAATTAATATTACTGAAAATAATAAAGTATATCTCGGATTAGCCGAACAATTCGCTAATATAGATAGTGACTATTATGATGTTATTTATTTAGATCCTCCTTATAATCAAAGACAATATAGTGGAAATTATTCGCCTTTAAATTATATCGCACTATATGATTCAACTATTGTTTTAGAAGGTAAAACCGCATTGATAAAAAATTATAATAAAAGTAACTTTTGTAAAAAAACACAAGTTAAAAATACATTTATACAATTAATTAATGGTCTTAAATGTAATTATTTAATACTTTCATATAATAATGAAGGATTACTTTCCATTGATGAATTAAAAGAAATTCTTATTCAAAAAGGTATGGTAAAATTATATAAAATACAATATGCTAAATTTAAAGCTCAATCAAAAATTGATACAAAATTTGTTGAAGAATATTTATGGGTTGTTGATACAACCAAAAGTAATTCAAATTTAGAAATAATACATATCAATTTAATTAAATAATTAATTTATAAAAATATAAATAACTTGATCATAATTACAATTATTGTAATTATAATTATTTAAATTAAATATATATGAAACATTTTAAATATTTTAAATATTTAAAAAAAAATGATAATGAATTAAATAATTATATACATAAAATTCGTAATTATACCATTTTAACGGAAGATGATATAAATAATATTAAATTATTTTGTGATAATGATAAATTAATAATAATACAAACATTAAATTTGGTATTAGAAATATTAATACAAAATACACTATTTTATACAAATGACATTTAATATTAGATTTTTATAAATAAATAATTTCAAAATTATCTTTAAAATTTATTAATAATTTTTCAAAACACCATCTAAATTTAATACTATCTCTATGATTATGAACTTGAAATTCACCAATTGAAATTCCATTAATATTAATAGTAGTGCTTTCATTCCATTTTTTTTGTTTTTTTATATGACTAAATTCTATTTTATATTGAAACCAATCAATATCTTTTTTTTTTGTAATAAATAATGTTAAATTCTTTTTTTTATTGTAATAAATAATTGAACTATCAAATGTAAATTTAAAATACTTATTTAATAATAAACTCGTATTTTCAAAAATAAATTCTTTTATTTGTTCTATCGTAGTTGTATATGGCAATTGAAAATATTTACAAAAAGTTTTTTTTGAAGGTTGACCTATTACTTGAGGACACACTTTTCCATCTCTTTTTGATGTTTTAGCACTTAATTTAAACTCATTATCAACGCAAGTAAAATCATATTGATAACCATTTTGTGCAGTATGAATAATATTATATGGAAATAATACTTTTAATTCTTTTATAATTAGAGAGAGTTTTTCCGCTTCTGTTATACTATATTTAAATTTTCCTATATAGTCAATATCATATAATAAACAAATTGACATCTCCATTATTTTACCTAAATCTTCAGTAACAATTGGTGGCATTTTAATTGTAAAAGGTATAGTTTTTAAATATGTTATTGATTTTATTAAATTCATTATTGTTTTGTTTAAATTTATTTTATTTATATAAATATTTCAATTTTTTTATATAAATAATTCAAAAATATAAATATAAATATATATAATTATAAATTATTTATTGAGACCCGGATCCCAATTCAAGAGGTGGACGCATAAAATCAGGTTCTATAGTTGAAGTATTCCATGGACCAACATTCAATTGTGGATTTGGAGGTTCTGATCTAATTTGTAAATTCGCATTTCTTAAAGTTTGACCTATAGTATCTATACCAATATGATATCCAGCTTTTAATAAATTTATATTTGCAAGTTCTCCTTTACCAGAAGGATTTAATTCATTCCATTGTGAATTAGCATCTTTTGGTAATAATTCTCCCGGATTTTGAATAGTTGGTTTAGAACATGATGACGGAATACCTGGCATACTCGTATGTACTCCTGAGGCTGAAGCAAATATTTCATTACCATTAGGGTCTGAAGGTAATACTGCATTAGAATTTGAACTATTTTGACTATTTGTATTTTTATATTGAGGTTGCATCATAGCATTCGATTCATGACCTGGCACTCCTTTTGCTCCTAAATAATTCGCAAATAAACTAACTCCATAAGCAATTATAAATAAAACTATTAGAGCACCAATTCCATAATCATTCCATAACTTCTTAAAAGAAACATTCATTATATAAAATTAATGATAAAATAATTTTAAGAATACATTATAATTATTTAATTAAATAATTTTTATTAAAATTAAATTTATAAATCATCTAATTCACTTTCAGAAACTTCATCAATTTCATTATCAAAATCACTTTCAATTAAATTATCTAACATATAAGTATTTTTTATGTTTTTTGCTTCTAAATAAGATAAAATTTTATTTTTTTTTGCGTTTTTTGCTTTATTTTTAGCTTCTGTATATAATTCAAAATAAACTTGATTTGGTTTTTTTAGTGAAATTGTTTCTAAATTATTGTCTAAAGCTATTTCAAAATTAGTTATTTCTTTTAATTCATCCACATTTTCCTGAATATCTTCATTCATAATTTCCTGAATCTCTCCATTCATATTTTCCTGAATATCTATTTTTAATAAAATATTTTCTTCTTTTTTATTTTCTTTATTTTTTTTTAATATATCTAATGAAACTAATGGTTCTAATGGTTCTAATGTTTCTAATGTTTCTAATGAAACTAATGGAACTAATGGAACTAATGGTTCTAATGTTTCTAATGAAACTATTTTTTCCGTAAATGGAATATTATTATTTAAATATTTACTTGTCTCGTTAAATGTAGTTAAATTATTTGTATTACTTAAATTACTACTTATGTCATTATCTTTTAGAATACTTTTATTTGAACGAATTAAACAATTATCAAATAATAAATCATCGTTTAATACCATTACTTGTTTTATATTTATTTCTATTTGAAAAAAACTTGATGTAAATTTAATACCTTCTATTTCTAAAATTGAAATAATATTTGTTTCTGTATTTATATCATCTATATTTAACGACACTTTCTTTTCATCAAATATTTTTATTGATGGAATATTATTTAAATTTTCTATATTACTTCTTATTAAATAATTCTTTCCAGATTTATAAATTTTTATTGTAGGACTAAATGAATTATCTATATCATCTTCTTCTAAATCATTTTGAAACCATTCACTCTTTTTTGAAAAAATCAACTTTTTACATTTCTCTTCTAACTTTTCAAACCAATTTATAATAACTACATCATTTTTGTTAAACATTAAATCACAATAATACTTTTTTCCAGATTTTATTATTCCTTGTTTTGTTTTACTTTTACTTGTTTGTATATATAATGGATTTTTATTATATTCTATTTTTGTAAAATATGCATTACCTTGAATACTTGATGGATATGCTAAAGTTAATTTATTAAAATCAAATGTTTCATTCACTTCATAAATATTTTCCATATTATTCAAAATATAGAAAATAATTTTTTTATTAACACGAATAATTTAATAAATATTTTATATTTATTAAATATGAAAGATTCTGTAGTTCAACATTGTTTAGATATTTTAAAAAGAGATGATATTAAAAATGAAATTAAAGTTTTATTTAATCCTGTAATAGAACTCATATTATATGAAATTAATCCATATATTTATAGTATTATATCATTCATATTTTTAATCTTTATAATGAATTTAGCAATACTTATTATTTTAATTTTTAGTATGCGTAATAAAAAATATTTTTTTAATTAATTTATATTATTTAGAAATATATCTTCTCAATCTTATATATAATGGTGAATACAAATCTTTCAAATCCATCAGGTCACGCAGCAAATGTCATGAAACCTATGTCTAGTGGTTCTATGTCTAATATGAAAAGTGGTTCTAGTATGCCTGCTACTACTATGAAAACCGGTATGAAAGGTGGTATGAATGGAGTTTCTAGTGCAACTACGTATGGAACATCTGTTAATGGATCACTGCAAACACAAACAAATAATGCATTCGGCGCTGGAAGAGATAGTAATAGTTCAGTTGGTACATCAGGACAAAATTCTGGAAGTATGTATACACCTAATAGTAGTCAATTAAGTTCAGCACAATCCGGTGGAAGAAGAAGAAGAAGAAGAGGAAGATCTGTAAAAAGAGGAGGAGGATGTGGCGGAACTTGTGGTCTTATGAAAGGTGGAACTACTAAAAGAGGAGGAAGTAGAAGAGGAAGAAGAAGAAGAAGAGGAACACGTGGTGGTTTTTTTCCAATTGTTTCTCAAGCAATTCCTCCTTTTTCAATTTTAGCAGCACAACAAATGTATAATCCTAAACATAGTAAAAGTAAAAGTAAAAGTTTTACTAAAAGTTTAAGTAGAAGTTTAAATTTATAATAATATTATAATTAATAATATATAGATAACAATTTTATAACTATTATAAAGCGTTTTTATAATAATTAGTTAATATATATAATATTTATAATTATGAATAATATAGAAGGATATATAGGAGGAAATGAATTAATATTTAATACAGATTACAAAACTAATATACATTCAGGTGGATTTAATGTAAATTCTATTATGATGAGAGCAGGTATGTCTCCTATAATTACTATGAATGATCAAAGTGGCGGCGGTAGTGATGGAAATTTAAAAAATGTATCTGATTTATTTAATAGTTTAGTAATTCCTTGTTGGTTAACAAATTATAATAGTATTAATGAAAAATATGAAGATGATGATGATGAGGAAGATGAAGTTATTGATGATAAATTACATACTGAATTAATTGAATTAGCAAAAAAAAGTAATTTAAAAAAGAAATCTACCCATAAAAATAAAATAAAAACAAATAAAACTAAAACATCTAAAACATCTAAAACATCTAAAACATCTAAAACGAAATAATAATAATAATATCTATTTAAAGAACTGGATTTATACTCCCCATTTATTATAATTAAATGGAGATACTAATATTTCATCTACTTTGGTTTTCCAATAATCCACACGTTTTTGAAAATCGGATTCTTGCGCAGTTTCAGGATATGCCGTAGATGTTTGCATTAATTCATCTTCTTCTTGAGTAATTTTAGGTTTATATCCAAAACAATTTACTCCAAATTTAATTTTAGGATTTGCCATATAACCACCATTAATACCAGTTCTACCACAATCATTTTTATGACCTTCTATTGTTTGTAAATGGTCATAAGTTTGTTTTTGAGTTGGAAATAAAGCTAATTGATTCGCTGACCATCCATAATTACACCATTCAGCTCCATTATTATATGCTTTTTCTATTTGATCATACGTGGCTAAATTAGATCCATATGCTTTACATATAGCATCTGCATTTTCATAATCATAATAATTTCCAGGTATATTGAACACTTGTTTTTTAAATTTCATTTCAGGAACTGGAGCAGGTTGCGGATATGTATTTTGATCTACGACAATATCCACTTTTGGATGAGATGTAAATAAATCTTGAAGATATGCTTTTACATTTATACTAAAAAAATATTGAAATGCATTAATTACAATTAAAATTATTAAAATAAATATAATAATACCTTTTATAATACTTGAATTTGATTTATTTGAAACTGAATTAGATGCAGTACTAACACCATTATTTCCTAAAGATGATGAAAATATATAATACGATATAATAATTAGAATAAAAATAATAAAAACAGTCGGATTTAATATATATTTATTTAAATTATTATACATATTTACTGGATCAGTTGTTGTTGTCGTATTTACTACTTCCATTTATAATATATAAATAGTTAAATAAATAAATAAATATTATTATTAAATATTATTATTAAATATTATTATTAAATATTATTATTTAATATTATTATTAAATATTATTATATTTTAGTCTATAAAATAAAACATATGCTTTTTCAGTAATAATTGAATGTATGGTTTCTATTTCTGAAACAATTGTGTCATTATAATGATACCATTTGTTATTTGCATTTTTTACATAACACGTATAATGACCTCCAATTACTCCACCACTATGATTACATACACCATATAACTCATATTTGTAACTATTTTTTTTATATCCAATTACATAATTAGACAAATCTAATTCTTCAATAGGAAATGTGATTAAAATTTTATTTTTTTGAAAATTATTATTAAATCTTTTAAAATCGAATACTAACACATTTGGAAAAGACCAAAATTGTATTTTTTTTTTAATATTTATCTTTTCTTTAGTATTCTCATTATACCAAGAATTCTCTCCTTCTAATATTTCATCTTCAACATAAAAATTTAAACAATCTATTAAGGAAGGAGATTTATTATTAGATGGTATGGATAAATTTATCATAAAATATGGTTCTGGAATTAATTTTACTATTTCATTTGTTTCTAAATTTTTTAGTTCTGTAATATGAATCGCATAAAATAAATTCCAGATTTCTGAATAATCTTTTGAATACATTTTTTGTATCATTTCAAAACATTGAATAGCTATTTTATCAGTTAAATTTTCTATATTACCGCTTATTTTCATTTGTATTTCACGTGATAATGAATTATGAAAACAATCTATTACAAATAATAAAAATTCTGGAAGATCATTTTGTGAATATCCTGTAAACATTTCTATTTTTTTAAATTCAGATACTTGTTGTATAGTTCTAATAAATTTACCTGGTGAAATTACGCAATTATTTTTCCACATCATTTTTCTTAAATCATCCCATTCTATAATTAAATTTGATTCATATATATTTTTAATTTTATTTCTTATATTTTTATGATTTAATAAATTATTTAATTCATATGTATGAGAAATTATTTGCATACATGAATTTATAAAACATGTATTCCCTAAATTAGATAACCCTGTTAATCCTTTATCTTTATAAATTGAATTATTTATCATTTTATAGAATAATATAATTATATATTTAAACACATTCTATAATATATACAATAATAATGAATTCACAAATTGTTTTTATATTAAATACTATGTATAATGATAATTTAAGACAAATACGTGAATTAAGTAATTCAAATACTGAAATACGTAATATAATCGTTCAAATATTTAATTCATCAACTAATTTATTTGGTAATTTTAATACTAATTCATCTACTAATCCATATACTAATTTATTTGGTAATTTTAATACCAATCCATCTACTACTAATCCATTTATTAATCGTAATACCAATCCATCTACTACTAATCCATCTATTAATCGTAATACAAATTCATCTACTACTTATCCATCTAATAATTTATTTGGTAATTTTAATACCAATTCATCTACTACTTATCCATCTAATAATTTATTTGGTAATTTTAATACCAATTCATCTACTACTTATCCATCTAATAATTTATTTGGTAATTCATCTACTATTTATCCATCTAGTAATTTATTTGGTAATTTTAATAATTCATCTACTAATAGTACAAGTACTAATACTAATAATACAAATCCTTCATTTTTTTCTAATTATACAACATTACGCAATTTAGAACAATTATCGCCAATTATTCCTACTTTAACTCAATTTACAAATGCTACTAGACAAATTAGATATGCTGATATTATTTTACCTAATAATACATCTTGTCCTATATCACTTAATACTTTTCTAGATAATGAAGTAGTTACAATAATAAAACATTGTAATCATATTTTTAATAATAATTCATTAAATAATTGGTTTAAAATTAGTTGTAAATGTCCTGTTTGTAGATATGATATTAGAAATTATAATATTGAACCAGATTTAGATACATTAATTAATGATGATACTAATAATGATACTAATAATGATACTAATGATGATACTAATGATGATACTAATGATGATACTAATGATGATACTAATGATGATACTAATGGTCATACTAATGATAATACTAATAATGATACTAATAATATAAATAATACACATTCATTAATTCATAATTTGATTAATAGATTAAATATAGGTGATTTAAATTTTGATATTTCTAATAATAGAATCGATTATATTTCAGAACCTATAATAATTACAGTATTAATTTAATTTAAAAAAAATATAATATTTAATACAAATATAAAGATTATATATTAAATATGATAAATGGACACAACTACAAATGTTGACAATATATTAAATCTATTAAATCTTGAATATGATGTTGAATATGATGTTGAAAGTGATGATGAAACTGATCATGATACTGATGTTGAAAGTGATGATGAAAGTGATGATGATATTGATGTTAACAATGATATTGACAATGATGGTGATACTGATGTTGAATCAGATTCAGATTCTGAAATTGAAGTAGAAACAGAAACAGAAACAGAAACAGAAAATGAAAATGATAATATTGAATTATATAAAAAAAATTTTTATACTATATTTTTTCAAATAAATATAATATATATATATTTTATAATTTATTTATATTTTATATTATATATAGTAAATATATATAACATACATAAAATACATAATACTATAAATTAATTATTTTAATGAAAATGTAATGAGTTTTTCTATATTATTATTATTTTGTGTTTCACTATATAAACATTGAAATATATTTTCATAATTAAGCCAAGAATATATATTTGAAATATCAGGTATTGAACGAAATTTACCAATATTAACATATTTTTTTAAATTAGTATTTCGCCATAGTTGTCTATCATCATATAAATCAAACATAGAATTTAAATACCATTCACTATCATCACTGTAAATAATACGTTTTTCTTGTGATTCAATTTTTAAACAATACAATGAATTATTTTTCCAAGAATCAACCATAATTGGAAAATCCGTATCGTTATGAAAATTAATGAATTTCGACATTTTGATTTGTAATTGTAAATGTAAATAATATAATATTTATATTTACAATCAATTTTTTTTATAATTAATATATTAATTATTAAATACTTTTATTATTAAATACTTTTATTATTAAAATATTATATTATTAAAATATTATATTATTAAAATATTATATTATTAAAATATTATATTATTAAATACTTATTATTTAATAATAAGTATTTAATAAATAAATAGTTAAATATTAAAATAAACAAGACATCATGCATTTTTTACAATCTTCCGCACATTTTAAAGAATTAAAACATTCATAACATTCTTTATGTTTTAAATTTTTACATTTAATATGACAATTAAAAGAACCATCTTTACATATTTTCATTATTTTATACATTTCAACAATATGTTTTTTTAAAGGATTATCACAACAACATTCTAAACAAGAATTACAACATTTAATACAATCTTCACAATATAAAATACATTCTTTAACTTTGTCAGTTTGTTCTTGATTTTTCAAATGATTAATACAATTATTACAACTGCGAATACATTGTTGACAACATTTTTTTCTGTAAGCATTCATCTAGCAATATAATTATGTTATATATTTTTTTTTGCGAAAAATTTAGTTAAAGATTGTTCTCCATTTATTTCATTATTCGTTTTTATTAAATATTCACTAAATAATAAATTTTTAATTTCTTTACAACGTAAATCTTCTAATTTTTCTTCTAATTTAATATTATTAGAATATTCTTTACGTAAAGCTTCTACATTTTTTTTATATTTACTTAAACAAGGTCTTTTATTTAATAAAATCCAAATTTTTTCTAAAACTAATGCGAATAATTGTTGAACAGGTTTCATAATTTGATTTGTAATATAAAAAGAATAATCTATTTTAAGATTATTTTCAAGAATAAATGCAGGTGTTTCAATTTTATCACCTTGAAGACATTTTTTATTTTTAGTAACGATATATACAAAAGGTATTCTATCTCCAGAACAGAATTTATTACCTGGGTCTCTCGCAGTAATTCTATCTGATAATACTTTATGTGCAATTGATTTTGGATTTTTATATCCAGAACGTAATGATTTTGTTATTATTAATTTATCCATCGCATATTTTTGATTAACCATATTTTCTAAACAATTTTTTAAAAATTCCATTGCTTCTTGAATATTTTGTTTATTCATTAAAATATCAATAATTCCACCATAAATATCTTTTACAATGGGAGCATTATCTCGTCTTTTTAATACAATACCCATTTCTTTTCTTTTACCTTTAGTAATATCTGATTCATAAAGAATACCAACATATCTTTTTTTAGATAATAAACAAAATGGCATAAATGTTTTTTCATATTCTAAATCGTGTGGGTTTTTTAAAAATTGTGAAGCTAAATGTCCAGCTTGTTTGGCTAATTCAATTGTAATTTCTAATGCCTTCATTCCACGAATTGGAATACCATCTAAAGTTTGTAAATTAAATGTAAAGAATACACTATCGGTATCTCCATATATATATTCGGCTTTTGTTAAAACAGGATCATAATTGGTTGTATTACAAATGCGATTTCCATAACATTCTTCAATAATAGTTTTAGCATAAACTAATAATTTTCTTCCAATAGCAGTGGTACAAGCAGCAATATCTTTTTCATAAAAAGTGCTAGTTTTTGCTCCGCATTGTCCATACAATGAATTAGCAGTTAATTTATATCCAATTTGTCTTTGGTCTAAAATATTTTTCATAAAATCATCCGTTTGTAAAGGAATTAACTTTCTAGTATCTTTTCGTGCTTTCAATAATTCTTTTAAAATTGAAGGCATAATAGCACCATTGTCATCTGTATTAGATTGCACGAATCGGCATATTTTAAATCCACATTTTATTTTTTCTGCTGAAGCTTTTGGATGTTTTTTAAAATACTTATATGTATCATATTCAATATTAACATATTCATAATTCGGCAAATTATCATAAATATACTTTTCGTGTTTATCTTTTTCTCCCCATTCTTCAACTAAATTTCCAGCTAAATCATATTCACGTGTCCATACTTTACTATCGTGTGATAAATTTTCACTAATCATAGAACTTGGATATAAAGAAGCATAATCTACACAAGCTACTGGATTATCTAAATATAAATCACATTTAGGTTCTAATACAATCGCACCTTCATAACCTTCATCTAATTCTCCTTTTTCAATTACTGGCATTAACGTTTTTTTCTCACGACATTTTTTTGATACAAAACTAGTTAATTTAATACCTTGACCTCTCATAATTAAGAAATTTATCGGAACACTACAAATCTTTGCCATTTCAATATAACCTGTAAGAATATCTGATTTATTAAATAAATAATGAACTAAATTACAATCTTGAATACAATATTTTGCAATAATAGATCTATCATCTGCACTTCCATTTGTCATTCTAAATATATCTTTTGGGGTTATATCATCTTTTGCTAAACACCATCTTACTTTTTTCTCAAAATCCGGATTTATTCTATTATTAATCGTAAATTTATTATTTTTTTCATCTATTTCAATTACTAAATATTTATTTCCATTATCATAATAATCTACTGAATGACCTATTTCTTCAAAATGCACAAAACTACCTACTAATAATCCTGTCATATTTGATGATATTATAATAGTATTATTTTCAATAGTATGTTCTATTTTTTTTATAAAATCACCTATAAAATTACCTGCTACATAATCCAATTTATATGATATTAAATTCGTTTCACGACGATAGAAATTATATAAATCAATTTGTAAACGTCCATTCATTTTAATAAATCTTAAATCGTGTTGTCCACTTGCTATTTGAATTGAACTTTCTTCGATTTTATATTTATTCGTATCTTTATCTATTGTTCCACATATATCATCTTCATTTCTTGATAATTTTAAAAAATCTTCTACACAATTGTTTTCTTCAGCACGTCTAAACATAAATTCATAATCAAAACCAAATATATTATATCCTATAATAATATCCGGATTTTCTCGTTGAACTAATTGTTGCCATGATAATAATACTTCTTTTTCTGAATTATAAGATTCTATTATACTATTTTGTATTGGAATAGTAGAACACGTATTTAATGCAATACAATGATTAAAATATGGATTTATTTCTCCATAATTCATAAATGTTGAACCTATAAAAGTTATTTTATCTCCTTCTAATTTAGGAAATATATGATTTAATGAATTATTTAATTCATTTAATTTACCTTCACGTTCAAATAATGGATCACATAATATATCTACAATTGTTGCTTTATTATTTAAATATGATTTTACATTTTTATTATTATTCTCTTCTTCATCTTCATTATTTATTGATTTACTCAGTTTTTCATAATAATATTCTATTGAATTATTTAAATTAAATTCCGCAGATTTACAGTTCTTTATTTGCGATTCTAACCATATTTCACATAATTTTAAAATATCTTCTTTTGAAGATGGACTTGACTTGGGATATACTATATCAATCTGAGGTATTATTTCATATCCAAATGCTGCTAAAATAATTCTTCTTAACAAATTTTTACATATTTCTTTTGTTATTTCTATTTTACTATTTTCAAAATATTCTATAATATTTGATGCTAATTTTTTATAAGTTTTAATTGGAACAGGAAAATCTCCATGACTACTACTTGCTTCTATATCAAAACTCATTATTTTATAAGGAACACGGGTTTCTTTATCATTTAAAGGTATTATATCTTCATAAATCGTTTTTAATTCATAATCACAATTTACACTTTTTTGATTATTATTTTCAATTACTCTTCTTTTGGGAATTGCTACCCATCCTGAAGGACTTATATCTTTTATATGAAAAAATCTTAATAATGGCGGAATATTGGCTTCATATAATCTTATATTTGTATTATTAAATTCATATCCATCTTTTAATAATAAATGACCTTTATCATACTCTGAATACCATAAATTCTTTACTTTATTAAACGCATTCATATTCGCAAATTCTAAATATATAAATTTATGTTCTTTTCCACCATCAAAACCATATAATTTCTTTCGCTTTATTATTTTACATTCTGTAATACTATTTTTATAATATCCACCTATCTTTTGTTTTAAATGATCTCTAAATTTTTCTTTAGTTTTTATCGTCCAGGTATCATTTACCATTACATAAAAGAACGGCTTATACCCTTCCGCTATTATTGAATAGGTTTTTCCTAATTCATCTACACCAAAAATTTGAATTACAAAAATAGCATTATCTATATAACTTGGAGATTCCTCTTCATCTGTTGATTCTTCTTTACTATTGTAAACATTAAAATCGAAAATTTTAAAAATGTGTTCCATTTGAATTTATATTATAAATTATGTTTATTTCATTTAATACAATCAATTTTATTAATAATAAATATTTATTATATAATGGCTTTTTCATTAAAACATTCTATTATAACTACTCCAACTGGAGAAGTTATTACAAATGTAATATATAGTTTACCTATTGAACCTTTACCTAATGAACGATTTGAAGAAATACCTCAACACACTGAAATAATATCACACTTAAATAACATTATTTTTCCTTTAAATCAATTAATTTTTAATTATTTATCAAATTGTACTACAATTGGAAAAACTTGTAAAACTTCGACTTTTAGAAATAAAACATTTTATACTTGCTGTATTTATAATGCTATTATTATTGGATTCTTATATAAATTTTTTATTTTAGATAATAGTAATACATTTCTTTTTTTATTAAACCAACAAAAAGTTCTTACAAATGCTAATAATTTTTTTTATTTTTTATCTCTTTATCAAAATCCACCAATGTGTTATATGCAACTAAATTATCATTATTGTAGTCCTGAACATCGTATTACATTAGAAATAGTACAATCATTACCTAGAATATTACCTAATGAAACTTGTTTTGTTTATATGACTGATGATGAAAATATTTTACATTGTTTTTTATGTATTATAGTTGGTGACTTTGTTATTGTTATTGATACATGGGCTACTATTCGTAGTGTTTGGATACGAGCATATTTAATTACTGAATTTAATACTATTATATCACGAATTCAAAATAATGATAATCAACAATTATTTATTAATTATTTATTTCGTTATTATCACGAAACATTTGCATATGTTAATGTAAAATTTTATTTTTTACCATTTTCACATCCATCATTTATTGATGCTTATTCCGCAGCAAATCGAGAGAATACTTTAAAATATGGTGGTAAAAGTAAAAAGAGTAAAAAGAGTAAAAAAAGTAAAAAGAGTAAAAAAAATAAAAAGAGTAAAAAAAATAAAAAATAATTATTTGTATTTTATATATATATTTAATTATTAAAATACTTAATTAATATATTAATTTAAATATATTAATTAAGTATTTTAATAATAATGGATAGTATTGAAGCTGTTGCAGTATTTACAGATAATATTAAAGGAACTGTTAAATTTAAAGAAAATAATTATGATGATAATATTAATATTTCATTAAATATTAGTGGATTAACTCCAAATAGCAAACACGGATTTCATATACATGAAGCAGGAGATTTAACTGATAAATGTACTAGTATGTGTTCTCATTTTAATCCATTGCATAAAACACATGGATGTCCTGGAATGAAAAATAGACACGTTGGTGATTTGGGAAATATTCATACAAATTCTAAAGGTGAATGTAAGTATTCATTTAATGATAATATTATTAAACTTAGAGGTAGTAAATATAATATAATCGGTCGTGGATTAATTATACATGCAGATGAAGATGATTGTGGTAAAGGTGGAGATGATGAAAGTTTAAAAACAGGTAATGCTGGAAAAAGAATAGCTTGTGCCGTTATTGGTTATTCCAAAAATAATTTTAAATGTTAAAAAAAAATTTATAAAATTTATAATAAAATATAAATTTTTAAATATAATAAATATTAAAATACTTATTATATTTAATTTAAAATTATTATATAAAATATATAAATTACAAGTATAAATAAGATACAATTTATTATACTAAAATATAAATTTACAAGATCTTCATTAGTTAAAATTATAGGAAATATAAATGGATGTGGAAATTCACGCATAATAATAGGTAATTGTTGTTCTTGTAATTGTTCTTCTATATTTTCTATTTTTATAGAATCTATTTCATCACAATATATGGATAAATATTTACTTAATTGTTTATTAATTATTGTAATTGATGTTATTTCTTGACGACATAAAGGACATAACAATGGCACAACAGAATTATTTTTAAAACTATTACTAATCATACATGATATAATACATTTAAAACAATATTTATGATTACATTTAGTAATTATTAAATTATTTAATGGTATATTAGTTTCACATAAACAAATCGGACATAATATATCTGGTTCTGATTCATCTTTATAAATTATATTAAAATTAGAAAATACTTTTATTTTTATATTATATTTAAATTTAGGGTTGTATAAATGCCATATATAATATTGAATATTTGATTCTGTTATATTAATTAAGAGAGATAATATTTTAATAAAAGAATTTTTATTAATACTAATTTCAATTAATTGTTGATATATTAATTGTACATCTTTTTCTGTTATAGATGATTTTAGTTTAACTACATAATCATAATAATATAATGAAATATGTAGTATTAAGGATGGTAACATATTTATATCCAAATTAAAATTTTCGGATTTATTACATTTATATAAAATAATTTTAAGTTCATCAGTTGTTTTTGTTAATAACCAATGTCTTAAAAAATGTATAAATCTAAATTTATTATTTAGACTGTCTGTCATATGTTGATATATTAAATCAGATATACAATAACTAAATATAGTTGCTTCACATATTTCATTATGTAATATTTCAATACTAGGATGATTACATTCGGATATATTATGTGTTGTATCATTACAATATAAACACAATTTACGAGGAATATTGACATTTTCAATTTGTTGTGATTGTTGTGATTGTTGTGATGTAATGTCCGCCATTGTTGAATTAAACCGTTTAATTACTATAATTTAGAATTACAAAAGTAAAGTAATTCAATTTTTTTTATAATTATATTAAATATTATATTTTTTTCTAGTTTTTTTATGAGATTTTATATATTTTTTTTTACTTTTAAATTTATCTATTTTTGTTATATTTTTCTCTCCAGAATTTAAATTTATCCATTCTATAAATGAATCTATTGTTCTATTTTTCTCTTTTATATTACTATCTTCAAAATTTTCACTTATTTCTCCTTTATTTGTAATAAAACGAATTGTAGGAAAAGAATGAATTTCTGATTTAATAAAATTTAAGTTTTTTACTACATTTTCATTTATATCAACAATCATAATATTAGGCTTATTTACAAAATGTAAATTTAATATATTTTGTAATTTTTTCCATTCAGGACAAGTAGCCATACATGGCGGACAATTCTCCATATAAACTAAAATAAATAATTTATTTGTTTTTTTTTTCATAAAAGTATTTAATTTATTAATATCATTATTAAAACTTTTTGAATTTTTATTTATATGTAAAAATCCCATTATATATAATTAAATAGATTATAAAAATTAACAATTTTATTCTTATAATATATAATGACATTAACTTATTTATTTATATTTGTATTTATAATTGGATTACTTTTTTATGTTAAAAAAAACTCTACACAATATGAAAGTTTAACAAATAATAATAGTTCATCTAGTTCATCTAATTCATCTAGATGTCCTAATATGTTAATTCAAAAAGGATCACAATTTTATTTATATAATTCAAATTTAGCACAAGTCCCAGGTGTTAATCCAGTTGAATTTGATAATTTAGAAGATTATACTGAATTTTTATCATGGCAAAAAAGTCAAAATATTGTATGTCCTGTTTTATATTTACAAGAAACATATGATGCACAAGGCAATCGTGTTTATAAATCCAGACCTAGTGTATCTGAACCTCAAGGAGGATTACCTCCTAGTATATCTCCGTATAATTTAGCATCATCCCATTCATTAGTTATATCTACACCTTCTACATCTACATCTACTACAACTGCTTTACCTAGTTCATCAACTGTATCTAATACATCTACACCATATAACACATCTAATTCATCTAATCCATATAGTATTTCATCATCTACATCTACACCTACTTCATCATCTACACCTACTTCATCATCTACACCTACTTCATCATCTACATCTTTAGAAACATCTAAATCTACAATAAGTCCTAATCCAATGGATCCTAATTGGGGAGGTAGTGAATATACACAAAGTTTAATTGATAAAGGATTGTATAAAAATAATAGTGTTTCAGTATATGTTAATTAATTAAAATTAAGTTGCATCTAAAAATTTCATTACATTATTTAATGCTTGTTTAGATTCATTTAAACAATTTAAATTTGAAAATCCACTAAGAGGTGATGATACATCAATTGATAATACAGTTTCTAACATTAAATTATTTATTAAATCATCTAAATTTAAAATTATAGTTTCATAATCTGTTCGATATTTTGTTACTAAAACAGTATCTTGTAATTGAATACTTGTTGCTTTTACTGTAGCACTATAAGATGTTGCATTTCCAGCTATTCCATTACTTACTGTACTTGTTGAATTACCTGATGCATCTGTCATACCTTCACGATTTAATTTAATATATTTATATAGTAAATATATAATAACACAAATACCAATAAATATTATTAATTGTATTAATTCTTTCATATATTCTATTTTTATTTTTTTAATAAAAATTTTACTATATTTAATAAACTGGTTTTATTTATTTTCCTAAGTTTACCTTTATTATTTGTATATAAAATATCTTTTAAACAATTATTATTATTTTCTATTTCTTTTATTAAATTCGGTAGATTTTTATATTTTTCCATTATAACTAAAGCTGTAACTGAACTTATTCCAGGAATTTGACATAACATTATCTCTCCTATATTATCTGGAGTTATATTATCTTTTTTTATTTTTTTCACAACACTGACATAATCTTTTTCAGTTGGTTCTATTTCTATTTCTATTTCTATTATTTCTATTGGTTCTATTAGTTTTATTATTTCTATTGGTTTTATTTTTGTATTTTTACTTTCATTTTCAATTGGTTTTATTTCTATATTTTCGGTATTTTCTATATTAGGTTGAGTTGTATAATTTAAATTTTTATAAAATGGTTTTTTACTTGTTTCCTTTTCTAATTTATAAACCATATTACAAATTACCATTGCCGTTTCTTGTAATGAATTTGTTCTAAATAAAGAAAAACCTTTATAATAATTTAAAGAAAACATTGCTGAATATATTGTTAAATTATCTATATTTTTATTTTTAAAACATTGTGGTCGATTTACATCACCTTCTATAAGATAAATTATATTATGATTATGAGTAGGTGATCCATTTAATCTATATGATTGTTCTTCATATCTACCGTCTTTAATACTAGAAAGTAAATCAGATATAGTTTTTCTTTCTATTATAATTTTTTCTTCATCATCATCATCACTTATAATAATATCTCCAATATTTAATGTTTCAGATTTTATTATTATTTTATTAAATTTTGGAGTATTAGATATAAGATATTGTATTTGTTGTAATAAATCTTTCTCTCTAATATCAATTTTAATAAACATTTGATTATTAATAAATAATAAATTATTATTAAATCATTTTAATAATAATAATAATAATATTTTTAATAAATAATAATTCATTAACCCATATTACCACTAATTGTAGCACGATATCCATATTTCTGTGTTTGAATAGTTAGATTTGGTCTACAAATTAAAGGTACTGATTGAGGTGCACCAACTAACATTACATTACTTTGTAAATACCATCCAACTCTTGGTGCAATACCTGCTTTTTTATTTCCTCCACACGTAGGTCTATTAACAATTGATGCTTGATTGCGAGCGGCTTTACCTGCTGACATTAATACCATTATAATATATATAAATATTATATTATTCTAAACAATAAAAATTAATAAAAAATGAATTTGTATAATTTACATATAAAGATTATAATATTTGTAATATTTGTAATATTTGTAATATTTAATTCTAAATATATAATCTTTATATAATTTACATATAAAGATTAATTGTAAATTATATAAATATAATGGCTGAATTTAAAATTAATCATGATGATGATATTATTAAAACAGAAGAAGGATTTATTTTTAATCCTTATAATTCTTTAAATATAAAGATTACATTGAATGACGTTCAATTTATTCTTTCTAAATATGGATTACCACCAATTGTTAATAATATGGCTCTTTATGAAAGAGCTTTTGTTCATCGTTCTTATACTAAACGTCCTTATTTTGAAAATTTACAACAAAAAATTACAATTGTTGAATGTCCAACGAATTGTATGACACTTAGCAGTAAATCTAATGAACGACTTGAATTTTTAGGTGATGGAGTTTTGGAATGTATTACTAAATATTTGTTATATAGACGTTTCCCTAAAGCAGATGAAGGATTTATGACGGAAAAAAAAATAGCTATTGTTAAAAATGAAGCTATTGGTAAAATAGCATATGAAATGGAAATATATAAATGGCTTATATTATCTAAACACGCTGAAGAAAAAAAAATCCGAACTAATTTAAAAAAATTAGGTTGTTTATTTGAATCTTTGATTGGAGCTATTTTTTTGGATTTTAATAAAATTTCTATTAAAGATGAAGATAAATGGTTTGAAAATATATTTATTACAGGACCAGGATTTCAAATGGCACAAGTTTTTATTGAAAATGTATTTAAAGAACATATTGATTGGGTTGAACTTATTCAAAATGATGATAATTATAAAAATATTTTACAAGTTAAAATTCAAAAAGAATTTAAAGTTACACCTTATTATTTAGAAATCGATCATGATGTTGAATTAGGATACAAAATGGGAGTTTATTTATGTTTAAATTGTAGTATACATAATTTAAAACACAATGATGCTATTGATATATCATTATTTAAAAATTTTAAATCTATTCATACTCATATTTTAGAAAATGGAAAAGTATTTATTTTTATGGGTAAAGGACAACATAAAATTAAACGTAAAGCGGAACAATTAGCTTGTAATACAGTTTTAAAAATTATTAAACTTTTTAATGAAAAATAATATAATTTATAATAATGAAGAATAATATAATTATAAAGTTATAATTATATTATTTATTATATTTAAATTATATAAATGAATCCTTTAGATGCTTTAAAAGAAAAATTAAAGAAGAAACCTATTATTTTACAGAGAGAACCTGTTGTTGTTGTTTTACAAAAACCTATATCAAATGAACCTCTTAAAAAACCTTCTCGAGTACAAGAATATGCATCTGAATTACAAGAATTTGAACCTCAAATTCAAAATGAATCTGAATTAAATGAACCCGCAACTGAATTAAAAGAATTTGAACCTAAAACACAACCTACTATTACACCTTCTATTATTGTTGATGAAACTTATAAAGGTTATGATCGTGATGCTCTTCTTAAAAAATTAGCTGAAAATAAAAAAAAATTAGTTACAATTAAACCTGTTATATCAATTTCTGAAGAAAAACAATTCACAGAACCTATAGCTTCAGTTCCACCTTCAGTTCCGGTTTCAGTTCCGACTTCAGTTCCGGTTTCAGTTCCGGTTTCAGTTCCGGTTTCAGAAACGGAACCTATTAAAATAAAAAAGAAAAAAATAAAATTTATTATACAAGAAGATGAACCAGTAATAGTAGAACCAACAGAACCAATAGAACCAACAGAACCAATAGAACCAACAGAACCAATAGAACCAATAGAACCAACAGAACCATCCATATCTTTATCTACAACTACACCAGTTCTAAAAAAAACATCTAAATCTTCTAAATTAAAAGAAATTATACCTATTCAACTTTCAGAAATATCTAGATTAACTCCACCAATTGAAAAAGGTGTTTCTATATTAGGTCCAGAATCTCTTGTAACATTTGAAGATTCCATAAAAGAACGATTACCTACACCAATTGATCCAGTAATTATTAAAAGTTCTAAATATTTTATGAATAATAGAATGATTTTTGTCAATTTTATTAATACTATTTTTCAACCTTATCGAGAAGAAGTTGAAAGAGAATTAAAAGAAATAGAAACTAATCCTACTAGTAAAAAATCGGGAGAATTCTCTCTTTTAACTCATCAAAAGATTGTTAGAGATTATATTAATTTATATACTCCATATCGTGGATTATTATTATATCATGGACTGGGTTCTGGTAAAACGTGTACTTCTATTGCTATAGCTGAAGGTATGAAAAGTTCTAGAAAAATAATAATTATGTTACCTAAATCTTTACTTGAAGGATATGTATCCGAATTAAAACATTGTGGTGATTTAATTTATAAAAGAAATCAATATTGGGAATGGATTGATACTGAATTACATCCAGAATTATTATCAATAATTTCAGCTGTATTAAATCTACCATTAGAATATATTCGTTCTAACAAAGGAGCTTATTTTATTAATATTAAAAATCCATCTAATTATCAAGAATTAAATGATGCCAATAAATTAAAATTAGATAATCAAATAAATGAAATGATTAAACAAAAATACCAATTTATTAAATATAATGGATTACGTTCTCAAAAATTATATGAAATGACTGAAGGATTTACAAAAAATATATTTGATAATTCTGTAGTAATTATAGATGAAGTTCATAATTTAATTAGTAGAATTGTGAATAAATTAAAAAGAGAACCTGCGATATCTGGTGAAGAGAGAAGAAAAACAAAAGCAAAGTCTGGAGAAGAAACACACGAAAATGAAAGTATATTTGGAGAACATACTCCGATTAATTTAGCAACTAAATTATATTATATGTTATTAAGAGCTAAAAATGTGCGTATTGTATTTTTATCAGGAACTCCTATTATTAATTATCCGAATGAATTTGCGATTCTTTTTAATATTTTAAGAGGATATATTAAAACCTGGAAAATAAGTTTAAATGCTAAAGGTAACTCTATAAATAAAGAAGAATTATCTCATATGTTATTAGGTGAAAAATCAGTAGATTATTTAGATTATTCACATAGTAAACAAATCTTAACTATAACAAGAAACCCATTTGGATTTAAAAATAAAATAACAAAAGATTTAAAATATCACGGAGTTTCTAATATTATAAAAAATACAAATGATCAAATTATATTTGATAATAGTACTTCTTCTGATGAAACATTTGAAAAGCAGATTCTTCATATATTAAAAAAGAATAATATTGAAATAAGTAACGTTCAAATTATAAATTATAAAGCTTTACCAGATGATTTTAATACTTTTATGTCTAATTATGTAAATGATGATAAATCACTTAAAAATACAGATATATTACAAAGAAGAATTTTAGGATTATCTTCTTATTTTAAAAGTAGTCAAGAAAGCTTATTCCCTAAATATAATACAATGTCTGATTATCACGTTATTCGAATACCTATGAGTGATGTTCAATTCAAAATTTATGAATCCGCACGTAAAGATGAGAGAAAAGTTGAAAAAAAAAGAAAAATACCAACTGGAACTGATTTGTTTGAAGAAAAAACATCTACATATCGTATTTTCTCTCGATTGTTTTGTAATTATGTTATACCTGAAAGACCTATGCCTATTATTAAAAAAAAAGGAAAACAAAAAAAAACAACCGAATCTTCTGAATCTACTGAAACAGAAGAAACTATACTTTCTATACCTTCTACTAAATCTAAAACTAAATCTAAAACTAAAATTTCAGAAACATCTGATTTAACTGAAATATTAAAACAAGGGTTAGAAGAAGAAGAAAATGATGATATTGAAAATGACCGTTTAGGTGAAATTGAAGGAGATGAAATACTTGAAAATATGGGCGGAAATGAATATAAAGAACGACTTTCTTCAGCTGTACAATTCATTAAAGATAACGCTGATGAATTTTTATCTCCGGATGCTCTTCTTATATATAGTCCTAAATTTTTATCAATTCTTGAAAATATACAAAATCCTGAATATGTTGGATTACATTTAGTATATAGTCAATTTAGATCTGCAGAAGGTATTAGTCTTTTTAGTGCAGTTCTTGATAATAATGGTTTCGCAAAATTTTCTATTTCTAAAAATTCTCACGGAGTATGGGTAATTGATGAATCTACTATGACTAGTGGAAAATCTACATATGCTTTATATACCGGCACTGAATCCGATGAAGAAAAAAAAATTATTAAACACATTTATAATGGACAATGGGATTTAATTCCTGAAAGCATTAGCAGTATATTAAAAAATAGTTTTACTAATAATAATATGGGAGAAGTTATTAAAATATTTATGATTACTTCATCTGGTTCAGAAGGCATTGATTTAAAAAATACACGATATGTTCATATTATGGAACCATATTGGCATCCTGTACGTCCTGAACAAGTTATCGGACGTGCAAGACGTTTTAAAAGTCATATAGAATTACCTAAAGAATATCAAACTGTTGAAGTTTTTATATATATTATGATCTTTTCTAAACAACAATTAGATTCTGATGATGCTATCGAATTAAAAAAATATGATGTATTTAATAAACCAGAAAAAGGACAACCATCTATACCATTTACTAGTGATCAATATTTATATGCTATATCTGAAAATAAAGCTCAATTAACTACAAATCTTATTAATATTATTAAAGAAACTTCTTTTGATTGTTCCATTTATCCTAACGGTCATTGTGTTAATTTTGAAAATCCTACTGAAACTGATTTTGCATATATTCCAGATTATACTAATGAAGTTGAAATTAAAAAAGTAACTCATAGTGCCATTTCAACAAAAGGAGCACGTATTATTTCTAAAAAATTAAATGGAGGAGGAGGAGGAGAAGGAGAAAATGAAGAAGAAAATGAAAGAAAAAGTCTTAATAATACTATACAAATTAATCAACATAAATATGAATATGAAAAAATTAAGGATAACTTTTTTAATATTTTTGATATTAAAAATCATAATAAAATTGCTACATTACAAATAACTGAAAATGGAGAAAAAATATTTAAACATTCACAATTCTAATTTTATTGCAAATGTAAAATAAGTATTTAAACTTCACATTTCATATTTGTAATTTTATTTATTTTGTTAGTTTAAAATCGAAAAAAAATAAAATATTAACTAATAATAATATGGGAGAAGTTATTAAAATATTTTGGATTACTTCATCTGGTTCAGAAGGCATTGATTTAAAAAATACACGATATGTTCATATTATGGAACCATATTGGCGTCCTGTACGTCCTGAACAAGTTATCGGACGTGCAAGACGTTTTAAAAGTCATATAGAATTACCTAAAGAATATCAAACTGTTGAAGTTTTAAACATTCACAATTCTAATTTTATTGCAAATGTAAAATAAGTATTTAAACTTCACATTTCATATTTGTAATTTTATTTATTTTGTTAGTTTAAAATCGAAAAAAAATAAAATATTAACTAATAAT